GCGGTGAGCGCATGTTCTTGCCCGATGGTTGGGGTTTCAAACTCCGGAGCACCGGATGTCAGTTCAACCGCAGTTAAATTGTGGATATGGGTTAACGTTGGGTTTTCAAACTCAGGCGCGCCGGACGTTAGCTCAACGGAGGTTAAGGCGTCAGTTCCACCCCCGGCCACCGATTCAATCGCCAAAAACGGCCAATTGAAAACCGTGCTGGCGGTAGAATAACTAAACGTCCAGCCGTCATTATCTAATGAGGTTAGCGTAGCATCATGGCTGATTGTTCCGTCATCTTCGGCAAAACTAATTGCATTATCGGTTCTGGATTGGGTATTAGTTGTTCCTAAACTAACTCCATCCTCATCTGCCACACCTACTGAAAAAACATTATCATCAGCATCAACAAAGACAAAACCAATCGCCCCAGGTTGATTGCTGTCATTGGAATTTACAGACGCCGTAGTAATCGGATTGGCAATAAACATCACAAACTGCGGAGTAAAACTCAAGCCATTGTACGAATCACTTCCGGTAGAGCTTGGGGTTTGGTATGTCCCAATCGCATAATTGGCATTGCCGTTGAAACTTAAGGACAGATAACCGGAAATTAAATCAGCCGAACCAGCACCAGCCCTTAAGGTTACTTCAATTCCATCAATCGAATCCGGGGGATTGGTGTAGAAATTGGTTGTTTCAAAACCTCTATTTAATGCCCCATTAGAGGATGTCTGGTTTAAGGAAGACCGGGTATCATACATAATCGCTTCGGTCTGAGTTGTACCAGTTTCCCCATTTGAGGTAACCATTGAAGCGGCCCGGTTTGCAATAACGTCTGAGGCAAAACCATAATTGAATGGAGCAGATGTCCCAGTAGTATCGTTTAGGGCAGTACCATTACCCAGGTAGAACAATACGTTTGGAGTATCGCTAATATTTATATCATTTCCTACTCCATCCCCGCTAGCCGTTAATGTACCAACCTTAGCGGTGACATCGCTGCCCCCGATAAGAACAACCGTAACCAAGTAGGCAGAATCGGGATTTGACCCCCAAGTAATTTGAATACCATCCGTCACCCACTGCTTGAAGTTTGCTTCACACTCAACAGTAGTAGCCGTGTTGTCGAGCATCATTATAACTTCGTCAGTTGCGCCCCGCCTATCCGCGTCTGACGTGCTAACCCCGTGAGCGGATCTAGCCCCCACTACAATTTGATTTGTGCCATCGGTAGCCCCTACTGATAAAATAGCATGATCCGCCGCGGTACCATTAGTTGTACCTTTACTAACGAAAAGTAAGGCCGCTTTAGGAGTCCCAAATCCGGAATCTGTAAAGCTTTGGTCACCGCCGCCTGTATTTGCTGCTGCCTGCACAACTCTAACTTTTACGTCGCCCGGGGTAGCTTCTGCTACAGTAGGGATTGCAAATTCAGGTGCCCCTAATGTTATTTCAGTCGCGGTAAGGGCATGCTTCTGCCCGATGGTTGGGGTTTCAAACTCAGGCGCACCCGACGTTAGCTCAACCGCAGTTAAATCATGAATATGAGTCAACGTTGGGGTTTCAAAGTTCGGGGTACCTAACGTTATTTCACTGGCGGTAAGCGCGTCCGGGGCGGCGACTACTACTGTGACGGTAGGTGTGTTTGTGTATGTATCGAGGGGATTTGTCGCATCTTCATAAACCTGGAAAAGAATCGTATCATTGTTGCTAACCGAAGCACTATCAATGGTAAGACAGAATTCAATTTCAACCTGATCATTACCGCCAAAATCCAAATTAGTAAACGAGTTATTTTCGTCATACTCGCCGCCACTTATGGATCCGCCGCCAAGCCTAGCAGTAGAAATAGCATCGCCATCGGTTAATGTCCAGGATGTTTCCGCACTTGAGGCATATTGTACCGCGGTAGCAGATCCAACTTCAATATATCCTGCTCCCCCATGATTAAAACGCAATCGAAAATCGGCATTATTAGTCGCTTTATTATTAGATTCCTGGACTAGAAACCGGATTCTAAATATTGTGTCAACATCTTGTGACCAGTCAGCATTGACCGTACCCAATGTTGAGCCTGTTAAATCACCATCATCAAAAACTCTGGCAAATCTGTCTTGGTCGTATACTGGATTTGTCATTTCCAGCTATCCCGCTCGATCTTGGCTTTTTGATAGATAGATTGGTACTCTTCATTGGATATAGTTAACCCAAACAGGACCAATCCTGTCTGAAGAATTCGCTCCAATAATCCAAAAATATCACACCTATGCCATGTGTTGTTTACCAGGATTTCATGAAAAACATCCCCGAACTTAACGATACCATTGTCGAACAAAAAATCCTTAAGTCCGGAAATATCACACCCTCTCCAATACCCGTTATCGAAAATATAGTAATCTCCCCGATGTTGCATATAAGGGCCAATTTGGGGGTGTGTCTGCAAAATTATCTGTACTCCCCTGGCCGGGGGCGGTCCTTCATCGATTTGGCTATCGTATTCTTTTCCGTCCGGATAAAATATCTTAAACACGTTTAGCAATGTACCTTAAAGCTTTAATAATCTCTAAATTTTCTTGAGCCAATCTTTTAACAACCGCCCTAACTTGAGTAGCATCCATTGTATCAATGTTAGGGATGTTTGTTTCTAACCAAGCAACTTCGGTATCAGCTTGGTTAACGAAAGTAGAAAACTGACTCATCTTAGTTTCGGTATCTGATATATCGGCTACCAAAGTATCGACTTCTTGCTGAGTCGGCTCTTGGCCCAATTCTATACGGAGAAAAGCGGTTGCTGCTTTTTCGTATGCTTCTTCGGTATTAGCAGCGTTTCTAATAGTTATGTTTTTATATCTAAAGTCTGTCATTATTCTATAAACCAATCCCATGCCACCAAGCGACCACCTACAGTATTCCTTCCATAAAGCCCGTGTCGGGCAGGAGTCCAGCTTAAACCAGATACCGGGATAACAATACTATTCACTACCCCCCCATCTCCTGCAATTCGTAGTACAGCCCCCCAATTTGACCAGCGTGTACCATTGCCATATCTTAAGGCAAAACTAATAAAATCTTGTGGGGGAAACGAAAGATAAGTCGCATTCGTCACGCCACCACCCCCGGTCCTATAATCACTGGCAAGCGTGGCATTACTGGTTGCGCTAGACCAGATAACATAAAACCTTATAAAGTTATTAGCACCTTCTCCATCTCCTGCATTTACTCCATCGTCAACCATCAACCCACATTCACTCGCCAATGACGTGAGTGCAGAACAAACAAGAGTTGTATCAGCGTTGGCATAGGAGCGATAATAGAAAAACCGTGACGAGCTACTATGACCCGCAATTAGCTTTGAATTTGCTTGGCTAACCGTAGATGGGGTGTTGTATCCGGTATAAGCCGCCCAACCTGTCCATGTTAATTCGTCACTACCCTGGTGCCAATGCTCATCAATTGACGAAAGGCCGAAATCAACTTTTCTAAACCATAGACCATAAGCATCCCCATATGGCAGGATGTCTACATCACCATAACCCTGAATATTTCCAGAACTATCCCGGTAAAACCCCGTTGCCGTAGTTGAAATAGTTCCGGTCAAGGTTGGAATTTCTCTTAGATTTATCGTCGGGCTTCCAGAAGTAACCGTAACTCCGCCAGCAACCCTACCACCATTTATGTTTAAAATCGATGAATTACCAAGTACCTCAACTCCCCCTGTTCCACATTCCGTATCTCGCAAGGTAATGGTAGAAGCGTCTATAGCCCCTATCACATCTCTATCTGTACCATCTATCGTACAGTTCCTAAAAGTAATGCTGCAGGCCGCCGTATCATTTCTTACGGCATGAGTCGTTGTTCCCCCCGAAGCAGCTATTTCGGTATACTCAACAACGTGACCAGTATAACCAACATACATTCCCCAAGATGTTGTAGCTGCCCCACTTCTGGTTATCCGACAATTTCTAATTGTTGCTCCGGTCGATGAAGAGCCGCCAAGAGTTAAAGCAGCTACGTTAGATGTTGTTCCGGTATTCTCAATTTCGACTCCCTCAATCGTAACATCATTTGCTAACACGGCTACAGTGTGGTCAGCCCCGCTAGAAGTAATCTTCGTCCTGTCCGGCCCTAAGCCGACAATTGTTACGCTTTCATCAATATCTATGGCTTCTGTAAATGTACCTGCCCCCAATTTGATAATATCGCCGGTACTTGCTGCGGTAATTGCCGCGGCGATAGTGGCATATACCTCACTACCAATCATTGCAAAACCATCAGCCGGAAAAGCAGCACTTTCAAACTTGAAAGGAGTCGTGCTTATGTCTGTGTCAATATAATAAGTATCTCCCAATCCGCTTTGAAAGAATCCTTTTACTGTTCCGCTAACGATAGATAGATTATTATTTGCCAAAATCGGCATGTTGTATAATCGAACAATTGCACTATTTTCTACTCTAAGGTCAGCACTAGCCCCGCTCATTCGCCCGCCAAATACGGCCGCGCTACCACCATTTAATCTTAACCCATACCGATTGCCCGAACCGGTAGTAGCTAACATCTGGCAATCATAAAAGAAAACGCTAAACGTGCCATTAATATAAACGCCAACCCCATCAGCTACACCGACCGTTGAGAAATAGCAGTTTCGATTGACGCTATCATCAATCGTATTAAACTCCAATGCTTCAGTATCGGTAGTATTGTCAATTCTCAAATCGGCTAAATTACCGCCGTTTGTAACGGTTAATTTCCGGGTAATAATTGACGCTTCATCTGAGATACCTTTTATAGTTATGTCGGCGTCTACCGTCACCGCTTCTGCTAACGAGACATCCCCCAATCGAAGCACTTCGCCGGTACTAGCTGCTGCTTCAGCCGAAGTTAAAGTATCGTAAGTTGTTCCCGTACTCTCATTAAGAACAGTATAAGGCCAACCCCCAGATCCGCTCCCAGAAACTATGTCTTTCCAAACCGCCGCCCCCGGCGTATCATCTACCGATATGTAAGCATTAGCTCCTGGATAATAAACCCAAACCGCTCCCGCCTCATATCCGAAATCTCTGTCATCTGTAACTAAGGGGGATCGTTGCGCCCTGGTTTGAGTCCTGATAGGAGTTGTGTTAAACCAATCCCGGACATCCTCTATATCTGCTTCTTTAATTTCGGATTGTCCTTCGTGTAACTCCACTACCGCGCTAACTTTTGAGTATGGGGGGATGAAGGGGGTTTCGGGAGTCGACAATATGTTGTATGCTGTTACTGGACCTGGAAGGGCATAAACCAAGTTGTCTCTTGTATCCAGGTAGGTTAGTACCAGTCGTTTCCCCGACCCTGGTACATATGAAGACAACGGCAAATAGCTTGTACCCAAATACCGCTTCTCCTGATTGTCGTAAGTGTAGATAGTTGGCCTGACCATTACGTTTAAACCATAAGGGGTGGTATAATCCGTTCTCAGGTCGACCAAAGCGCGCTTGTAGACATTTACCGCATCAGGCCCGGGGGTATAGTCCGGCCATTCGTGTTCTTCATGGTGAGTTGGCTTATATTTGACTCCGGAAAAGCCGGTACCCATCGAAATATAGGCATCTTTGTCGATGTCTACGATCTGCCAATACTTCGAATCTGGCCTCTTTTCTGCCAGCACCATCAGGCCATCAACGTCAGCAACTTCGTCATTAATGACCTGCCAAACCACCTGAGATTTGGCATTAAGGCGCATATAGCACAAGTCCGGGCGATTTGGCACCCTAACTACACCGGCCCCATTACCCAGGATACCCCGCTTTATTTCAATCTTCTCTTGTAAGTTATCCCAAATTTCTCGCCATGCTCTGGCGGCATCTTCTCTTGCGCCCATTAGATGTACCTTACCACGTTAAGCCCTTCGGTTATATCGAGTCCGTTTGTGTAATCTTCCGTTGTGGCATAGTCATCAGCATTAGTAAGTTTCTCTGACATCGTAGCCCCGGCTTCGCCGGAGCCAATTACAACTTCCCCTTGAGTGTTGACGGCCATGCCATGCGGCCCCGGTTCGGTTACGGCCAGCGTTGCTTTCGAAATCAATTCGTCTATGCCATGGTAGAATGTAGCAGCAACCGTGACGACAAAAGCCGCGCTACGCCCCCATATCTCTACTCCATCATCAGATCTAATAATAGCAAAAGCGGTACCATCCCCAGAAAACATAAATACCGATTTTACCAAATGATTTGCGCCAACTGATACTAATTCTTCCGGAGTGCTCCAATCAACACCATCTTCAAGCAAATAGAGCGAATTGTCGTCAACTAAGTCATCATATCCCCCCGCAGAAACAGTAACCGCACTCAACCCGCTACAATCGGCTGGATCAACATCTTCCGGCAAAGTAGTAGGGGTTGTCCAGGAAGACAAATTAGAAGAAAATTCATACTCAAGTGCGATTTTTCTCCAATAATAAGTACCTATTGTATAAATATCGGCTACCCAGTAATCACCGGTTTTCACCCCGGTTGCATCATCTCCGGAATTTATGATCTCCCACTTAAGGTTAGCTTCACTCCATTTGAACAATCTGACTATAATCGACCCCGCAGGTGCCCCCCCATCAGTTGAGCGATCTTTCAAGAATGCTCCAAGAGAATGATCGCCGGAATAAAAAGAAGCGGCGGTATAGCTGAATCCCAACGCGGCCGGAGAATCATCGCTAGTATTCGCATCTGACCAACTTGATCCATCTGTGCTATACTTTTGAGTGCTACCAGCGTCGGGGTAAACAGCAAGCAATAAATGATTTTCGCTTCGTGAAAAGAATGTGTAAACAGTACCCGCGGCATCAAAAACCCTTGTCCATCCACTTACGTCCGTTCCATCCCATTTCCAAACCCCATCATTAACCGCCCCCGCATCGTGAACATATGCGTAAACCTCACCACCAAAAACAACCGGCCCCGGCCTGTTTGCGATTGCGGTAGGCATGGTATCTCCGCCCCAACTTGTTGCATCAGAAATGGCAACCAAAGAATCTGTTGCGGCGTTGTATTCCAATACATGCCCATTATTGTTATAAATGTAGGCTTTTTTTACGCCCCCGGTTTCCAAAATCGAAATCGTTTTGCCGGTAGTAGACGAATCGTTAAGCCCTGTTTGTTTTAATGACCAAGTAGCCATTATTCCCTATTCCTTGTTTGCCGCATGATTGCCTGAGCACGAATCGGCAACGGATCTGTATACGGATTGGCGATAAACGGAAAACCAAATAGTTGATTATGATTGGCAAAAACCTCAACCGCCACAACTCGATTATCACTTGTGCCAATGTACGGATTCTGTTTTCCTAACTCACAATTAAATTTACGGTTTTGCAAAGTAAGTTTTTGTACCATTACCAGATCATCTATAGCCGATACTAATTCTGGATCTGTCCGATATCTAAGCCATGGCTCCAACTCCGGCGACCTGGATAGGGAAACCGTGTATGGATTGAGTATCGCCAAAGTGCAATTACAATTCGGCCACAAATCGGTACTCCCCTCTTCCGGTTCTTCCCTTTCAGCCGGATCACAAGAGTATTGGCCGGGGATATCATATAGCGAAATAACAATCCCGACATCACTGGGTAGTTGATGACCGATCCCTTCGGCATGTTCGATCACTCGATCATAGCCAATTTGTTCAACCGTAGCCCCATAGAAATCCAGTACATCAGATCTGGTAGCATATCTGGCTATTTCCCTGGTATAGTTCTCCAAAGTAATCCAATGTCTGATGTAGTAACCAACCTCAAACAAGCCAATCAACATAAAAATAAGCAAGGGTGATAGGATTGCCATCTCTACCATGCTTTGACCCCTACGATCTAACCGCATAAAGATTCCGCCTTCCTTGATCATCTGCTTTGGATGCATGAAAAGTATTACAAACGCTACTCCCCCAGGTCGATTCTACCGATGTCCAGGTACCATCAGCGTATTTAATTACGTGTTGTGTTCCCGATAATGTTGTCGGGCTACTCATTCTACCGTAAACATACCAAGTCTCATTAGCGTCGATTACCGTAAATGGGTATGCTGTCAATGTGGCCGGAATGTCGCCGGTACTCGCCGCCCCCAATACCCAATCACCCTGATAGGTTTTTTCCGAAGGACTCCAGACTTGCATGCGAATTTCGGTATTTACGCCATCATCTTCCCAGGTAGTAATGAGCAGATTTGTCTCATTGACGGCCGCGCCCAAAGGTCTAACTTCGTCAACTAACGTCACCCCATCATACAGGGCATACCACGTTGTATTGTTGAAATTATCATCGGTTATCCCAACCCAACCCCGGTAAGCGTCACCGTCACCCTGGTATCTCCCCAACACATAAAAACGATTAATCTGGTAGATGTCACCAATAACCCAAACTAAATCAATATTCGTAGCCGTGGGTGCAGTAGCGTCACTCCATGTATTGGGCGGAGCATCTACCGTAACATCTGACCAACTTTGACCCCCGTTGAGTGATCGCTTGAATATTCCACCAGCCCCCACACCGTAAATCCATGACTTATCCGGGTTGAGACTGTTAGCTTTGGTTGGCACAAACCACCATGGATCTACGCAACCGTGTATAAACGAGTCGTCATCTTGAGTTGAGCGGTCGGTCCATGCGTTGTCGCCTTTCTTGCGTATATACCAACTTCCCCAAGCTGCTAATGCTTCCCCTGGCGGATCCGGCACCGAACTCGGCACCGCAGATGGGGTGTAATATCCGCCCCCAACCCCTGGCGGCCCAAACGAATCCTTCTCGAAGGTGACATTGTAATATAGTTCATAAGTTTCCGGGTCATATTCAACCGATGCTTCCCGGCAAATCAGCTTTTGACTATCCCAGACTATCCCCCGCTTAGTATCCGTTGCTACCAACGAATGAGTAGCATACTCTTCGGGCACGATATCAAAAACCCGCATGTTCCACATCGGGAATTTGATGTTTGTCCATAAGTTATTGAAATCGGCCAAGTACATACCAGACAAAACATTAGCTTCTGTCTGGTCATCACATAATACCCCATCCACCTTTTCTACTTTACCATGCTCAAACTGGTACTGTGGAGCCAACGAATACAGGGGAGAAGCATCATTGCCATCATAATTGAAGCCAATAAAATCAACCTGTGCCACCCTTGGATATTGAATCTCTTCTTCATAGTTGGCCCCCGGGTCACTCCTAATATCGGCTAACTCGATATCCATCGTTGTTGGAATACTGGATCGCTCTCCAAGAGGCCGCTTATTGGGATCCCGGCTAAAATATATTTGGCCCTGGCGATCACTTATGGCCCTGGCCCCAATAGCAGATAGACAATAGTCATCTAACTGGGTAGACAAGTCAGTTTCCGGGATGTCTACATAACGCAAAAGCTTGGTATTGCCGGTCAGATTGATGTCAACGATATGATCAAGCGTTGATCGCTCTTTAACAATGTGTAAAGCGGCTCGATCACAAGTCATCCCGGCAATGTGATTCCACTGACTGGGACTTGATTTATATTCAAGATTGGCAGGCCATGAAAGCAGATCCTTCGCTATGGGTATTGGCCCTTTTGTTTCAAATGACACGCTGCCTGTATCGGCGTTTTTGAAAACCGTTCCATTGGTAATCCAGCCGATATAAACCACATTTTCGCGGTAGGCCCAATTGCCCCCAACCGATGTTTTGTTGTCGTCGTAATAGTCTTCCGCAATTACCATCACCATGCAATCTTGAGGAAACTCAGATGTGGTTGCATCGCCATGAACGGTAAACTTGGCATCCCAACCGCCCCCGCTTTCTGACCCACTACAACTATCTATCTCAAGCTGGCAATAGGCATCATCAAACTCATCTAAAATCCAAATTGGATTATAACGAGTGTGGCTTTTACCATTGCTGGCCGTAACCGTGTACTTTACATACTTTGGAACATGGCCCGTGGCCGTGGCAAAAGTCACTTCTATGGGGCTTCCTTCTGTGCCAGCACTTGATGAACTAGATGGGGATCCCCCTGGAAATGTCCAGCTATGAGAGCTAATTGAACCGGTGATTGCCTCACTATCTGAGAAAAACTTAACCGTTTCTCCTACCATCGCAAAAGGGGGCGGCCCAATCCTGGCAATAGGGGGGAAGCTTGTTTGGTTGCCGTTGTAGGGGATGTCCCAATCCATCAGATCGTTACCCAGATCCGGTAAAATCGACCACGGTAAAATTTCCCTGAGAATGCTTACATATGGATAGGTAGTCCAGTCAATATTGTTGGGAGCAACTTCCATGGCTCCGCCGCCAGTAATCGACTTGAGCCGGGTTTTACCGCCATCATCATTCCCGGCTGACGATCCGGCTATTACAGTGTAATATTGTTGGGGTGTTTCCGTGGCCGAATAACTACCCAAAGAAAAGCTACGCGAACCGGTAGCAACGGCGGATTGGCCGGTAGCAATAATTTCAGGACGAAAAACAAGCAAGCCAAGTTTACCCCATTGCCGCTTGCTACGTATAGTTGTTAGGTCACCGGCTGATACTACTGGCATTATCTAATTTCTCTCCAGCTTAATGATGCTCTCATGACTGAATCCGCCCCAATACCGGTTGCTATCAAACTCAGGGTACCCAAGGATCTTACCGCCCCGGCCGCGTCTAAAGTAATGGGATATTGATTTGAAATTTGCGCATTGGCTACCCCCTTTGATTGATTGGTGGCCGCCGTATACCCATTGGATAACACGACAGAAGGAGAACCGCTAATAGTTCCCGCGGTGTTGTATTCAAAAGCAGAGTAAGTTGCATTAACGTTGTTATAGGTAGTGGTACCGCTAATCGCCTGCCCTATACACAATTCCCATAATACCGGATTGTTGCCAATTACCAATACATCTATCTCTTGCAAAATAAATAAAGAGCGATTAGCAATACTATTGAAAGTTGTTTTTGGCCTAATGCTTAAAACATGAGTACGCGCCCCGCTTGCCGCCGTAGCCGTTCCCTCAACCGAAAACCCAAACCCTTCTTCTTCCAGTGACGATCCTTCTGATCTAACCGTAGAGCAAATAAACAGCATTGTTGTGCTGACTGTTGACGTACAGGTCATGCCACAGATAACAGGTAATGTAGCGGTTTGGATATAGGGATAATTAGCCCGATTCGCATGGTCGAATTCGTGGCACCATACGACTTCACCATCTATATCAAAACCAACTCTTACCCGACCAACATAAAGGGCTTGAAAATCAATAACGGCAATATGGGTTGCTTGAATATTTAGGCTAAACCCGCTTCTTCCGGTACCATCCAGGGGATCTATATTCCAATTAGCTTGCTCAATTGTTTGATCTCCGTTGTCGGTATTGCTCAAAATTCGCCATGCAAACCCTTCGCCGTCACTAATGAAATGAACTCCGTTGTTACTCAGATCGCCATAACCAACAAACTTGGTTACCCCGGTCACGTGTTCTCTAAAATTAAAGGTTGCGAAAATCAAGTGACTGTTACCCGGTTGGTAATGTGTCCAGCGATAGCTTTGCATATAAGCTTGGCCGCCCGTGGGAGTGCTACTAAATGTCATCAGGGCGCAACGATTGGTTGCATCATGGGTAATGGTTGCACCGCTTTCCGCGGTGATCGGCTGATATAGAAGCGGTTGCAAGTTATATGTAAATTGAGCATCAAAGCGATTAATAGAATTAGAAATTCTCACTCTTTGAAACGCGTCAAGAGGCAAATTATTAACCCCAACTTTTGGAACAAGTGGTTTAAGATAGGTACCATCGCCACTTGCCGCGTCATAAACCAAATCGTTGTGCGGATTGTATCTTGTCATTAGATTGGACTCAGATTCGTTACTTCAACTTCCGGCATTTCCCAACGATAGAAATGGGTCATCATCACCCCTTCATCCGGCCATTGAAGTATGCCAGTATAGGCAGACACAATTGGTTGGTAGGTAGTTGTGTTCAATGTTTGCGTAGGAATATCCATATATACCCGCGCACTGGGATTATTACCAACTATGCTTTGAAGCTGATAAAACTGTTCCCCTTCCAATTCCATCTCCGGCCACGTCAAAACACACTTGGCCGGTCCTGTCCATACGCTGCCCCCGCATGCATCTCTTTTCCGCTCTGTCCCTGGCCGAAACTCTACATGGGGGGTGACCCTGAAGGGCAACATATTGAATTTTGTAGTACCGATCTTTAAGCCCCAATCATACCCAAGATCATCAGGCATTTTTATCGCCCCCTAGTCGTCCGACCAAATTCGGCTAATCTTTCGTAAAAACCCTCTTCCATAAACCGGCGAGTTTCGTTAGCGTCCATTCTGATATTGACACTGGAGTCGCTTTCCCGGGCGGCTTCCCTGAATCGTTCCGTAACCGATTTGGGTACCGCGCTAGATGTTCTTCGCCCGCTCTCTTCCCTGGCTTCATCAGTCATATCCATAGTATTGCGGACGGCCGCGGCCATTTCATCCCAATCGGAAAGCCATTCATCTCGGAAGGCGTTCATTTCCATCATGATCGAAACTCTCATGGCGATCATAGCCCCCTTGATTCTGGGGGTAGAATCGATGATAGCCTGAGCTACCATTGATAGCATGTCCGGGATAATCGAATTCCCAACAACTTCATCGCTTGTTTCCTGAGCCACGTCAACGATGGGTTTTTTCATATTGTCGCGCATTGCGGAGTAGAACTTACCGGCCAATTGCGCCAACCTAACCCCGCTTAACCACTTCAAAAGTGATGGGACGATCCCTTCATCTTGGGCAACCTCATCCTTGATCTGTTGAATTTGATCGGCAAATGGCTTAGTTATTGCCCCAACATCAAGTTGCTTGTCAGACCCAACAAAATCAAGCAATTTGTTAATCGCTTCGATCCCTTTGGTAATGAGCACAACTTGTAGTTCTAACGGGCGTTGGCCGGTAATCCACTTGGATAATTCCTCTCGACCCTTCCAAATAAGAGTTGCCAATACCACTATAGAAACGGCTAGCGCGCCCAATGTTAGCGCGCTTACTCCGGTAAGAGCGGCCAATAGCTTAAGCCCGACCGTCGCGGAATTAGCCAATAATCCCCCAAATGACCAAACAAGTCTGATGGCCGCAGTAATCAATCCGGCGTTCTTAAGTGCCCCAATCCCCAAAAGGACAAGCAGGAATTTTCGCATACTGGGATCAAGATTAGCCCATCCATCACTAAACCCGGCGAAAATGGAATCAACCTTATTAATCAGATCTCCCAAGCCACCCGCGATCCCGGCAATTGCTTCACGTAGTTTCTTGCCCGCGGCCCACATTCCTTCAATTTGCCCCGCAGGATCGGCCCCAACAAAACCTCTCACGAAATCGGCCATATCCCGGAATAAGTCTCGAATATTATCAAACGTAGGCTGGAGTCTGTCTGAGAAAATATCTTTTAATCGATCAACCTCTTCTGCAAAGCCGGTTGTATCGATGTCCGTATCCTTAAAACCGGTAAACACCCCCTGACCGGCCTTTTCCTGCTCTTTTAGAGCCTGTTCGAGTAAAGCTAATACTTTTTCTTGGGCGGCCAGTTGTTCTTTTGTGATTTTAAGTTGCTCTTTTGCCGCATCTAAGGCGGCCTTGCGCCGCTTTTCTTCCTGCTCTGCCCTTAATATCTCTAATTCAAGTTGGCGACGACGCGCCCGGGTGAATCGCTCTGGGATGTCCTCAGTTGCCAGATCGAACAGCTTTAATCGATCTTTAGCAGCGTCCACTTCGGCCGCGGCTTCATTTACCCAGTCTTCCAACTTATCAATGGATTCCTCTTGCCGTTTCTCCTGTGCTTCCAGATTAATTACGTTACTCAAAATAGCTTGGGTAGCAGCTTCCAAGGTTTCGGTATTTAGCCCCTCTATAATCCCTGCTACCATCTGTTCTGTTGTGCGCTTGCCGATATCGCCAATAGCCTTAAGGCTAGAAACCACACTCCCAAGAGGTTTGACTATTTTTTCCGGGATTTCTTGGGCTGCTTCGGCGGCGGATTCAACCGTTTCTTCGACCGCTTTACTGGTTTCTTTGGCCGCGGCCGTAACTTCATCAGTCACCGTCCTTGCATCTTGTTTGACTTGTTCTACTACCCGTGGCCCACCAAACAACATGCTAATTAGATTTGCAATGTTGGCTATCAGGTTAGCAATAGCTACAAAAGCGTTATGCAAAAAGTCTACGAAGCCATTAATCGCATTGACAACGCCATTAAACAATGAAGCCGCGGTTATTTCCTTTCCCCCTGTTAGTTCCCGGATAAATGACAAGAAAAGTTCATAGGCAACCATTAGCTTGTCGCCTATTACTTGCGCCAACGCCTCTACCGCGGCCGCGTTATCCTGTAACCAATCTCTCAAGCGAGCCAAATCTTCGGTCATTCGATTGAAAAATGGGGATGTAGATACTCGCAAAAACTCTTTGAGCATCGTTTGCAGACCCATTACGACTACAGGCCATGTGTTGCGTTGCGCTTTAATAAAAGCATCTACTTCGATATTCGATCTAGCCAACAACCCCAAAAGGGCATCTACCACATTGCCGGTTTTGTCTAATTCCTCATTAAAATCCTTGACCGTCCCAATTTCAAACCTTTGAATCAGGGATCTAAGCCCTTGTGCTCCACCTTCCAAGGCATTCGTGAGAGCAAAGAAGGCACCTTCAGCCCCCTGAGCCGGATCGATCATGCCGATAGCAATTGCGGCTTTGGTTAGCTTGGTAAAATCCTGAAAGTTTTGCCCAACCTTTGACGGCAAACGTCTAGCATTTTCCAGTAATGTATCAAAAGCTACACCGGTTTCTACAGACAGATTTTTTAGAATGGCTATAAATTTATCCGCAGAAGCCCGATTGCCACCACTAAGGGCGGTAAATGTCCCAATGGCCGATTGCATGGCCGCGTTGCCTTTGACAATAGCGTTAGTAGCAAACCCTATAGCATCACCAATAGCACGCCAAAATTGGACAGTCAGAAAACCAAACGTAACCCTACCAACCAGGGTGTTTTGTAGAGTGAGTGCTCGAAAAGCAGAAGTAACCCCGCCCAATTTCCCCAGAAGGCCTTTTAGCTGTTGGCCGGTACCCCTAAGCGCACCCCGAAAACTCTTGAATGATAGGCTTGCTTTGGTTGCGGCCGCGGCTTCTCTGGATAACGCTTTGGTAAGTTGATTGCTAAGACTAATCAACCGTCTGCGGTCGGAAATTTGCTGCTTTAATTCTTGGGTAACAGCTTTATCTAGCCTTTGTTGAACTTTGGGGATGTTGGTTTCAGCCCTAACCGCCGCATTAAGCTGCTTTTGCATAGCTTTCATTTCGGCATTCAGTGTTTCAACTGAAGCACGGGCGGCCCTGACTCCACTGTCAGTAAATTTGGTTAGGATCTCAATCAGAATTCGTTTCTTGTCCATTTTCCAGTTCCGCCAACCTTGCTGCCCCAAACATAATCAACGCTTGTTCGCGCGGCATATCTCTGATAAGCTCATCTATCGGAACAGGCGGCCCATCAAGCGAATCGAGTATCTTATTTGCCAATCTTTCACCATCCTTACCAAAACAAGAGCCGATGGCCGCCATAGTGAGGGTGAAGAATTGGCGCGCATCGGCTGCTTCATGCTCCTTTTTGCCCAATAGCATATAAAGCACTTGAGGCAAAGTCATTTCGGTAAGTATTTTTTCGATTGGAAGGTAATACGGCGGCCCAACTAACTCTCGAATGATTACATCTATGTCTGATCCCCACTCGTTGCCGTCTGTGTCACGGTAAAACTGTTCAAATCCGCGACGATTGAGGAAATCCATGTACTTATGATCTTCGGCCCCAGATCGCCCCACGTTTTTTTTACAAATGACTTGAAGAACTTAAGGCCATTAACCTCAATTACCAGATCCAGCACAAACATCAAATGGGGGAAAGTCATATGTCTGATGTCATCTTCTTCTAGCCCGGGTATGACCGCAACCAATGGCTTGTAAGGAGCGGCAAGCAATTTTTCAATCACCGTCTTAAACGACACATCGCTTACAACGATTCCATCTTTATGATCGCCCGCCGCGTCTACGGCATCAACCTCTTCTTCGAATGGACCGGCTATCCGCTCACCGTCAACCTCTACATACCAATCAACTTCAAGAGCAGAGTTAAACGATCCGATTTCTTCTTCAACCGCTTCGTAAAAGGCGATAACAACTTCCATTGGTTGCGGTTCTACCACAAGCGTCTTGTCGCCAAATTCTACTTCATATCGCTCCGGCTCAAAGACCTTTTTGACCGCTCTGGGTTTAGGCATTACTCTCCCTTTCTACTATTGTTGTGAGATTCGGTACCAATTGGCCTGATTGGGCACACCGGAATCTGGGAACGGACGTAATTCGAGCGAATGCACCTGCGGATTACCACGATCCCAAGCGGTTTCGGCATCGGCTCCGGATCGTTTACAGAACGGAAATACATCCATAATGATATTGGATCCTGCTGTACCGGCCTCTTCCAAATTGATCGCCACAACACGCCATTCGGTAATGTCACTCTTGTCCCACATATATTTGACATCATCACCGTCCGCGTTGGCAGTTTGGCCGCCCGCCTCATGAACAACTTCCATAACCTTGTCATTTCGGCTTTCCATCAGAGAAACAGTGATGGTGCGATTCCAATTTCCAACCTGGATGTTAATGATACCGGCCTGTTGGGACTCCCATTCCGTGGTATCAAAACCCGAAGTTTGGGCGAATGGTGTGGAACTATGTCCCAAGTCTGTCCAGCCGGATTGCGCCGCATAAGTGCTCAGGTTAATCACATCGCTGATTAACTCAGGATAGGCTTGTGTAGCCCTGGCCGCAACCAATATACGTGCTGGCCCACCAACGATGTTAGCCTCTTCGGTACCTTGGTTCCAAAATTCTGCGGTAGTAGGCATCTTACAATACTCCTTTGGCTAATTTCCTAGCCAATGTCATAACGTGGGCATCGATCCCAAATTCTTCAATTGCCCACAAGTGTACAGGTTGCCCCGGCGTAGCAGGTTTGTTAATCGACCAAGCTTGAGCAGCCCTGCCATCCTCAAAATAGAAAAACATCGGATCATCACCCCGGGGCGTCACGTCATCTTTAGCCGATGTAGGAAACAGGATCAAATGAGCGCGTTCATCCGACGAAAATATCTCTAGCCGCGACGCTCCGCCCCCGGTATCCACATCAAATCCCCACGAAAAAGCCAACCTATCCTTTGTCGGCCTGCGGCGGGAATCTATCCCACGAAGCTTATCTTCTGGACTTAATTTTTGGGCAAGTGCTTGTAATTCCTGGCCCCAATCATGCATTTCGTTGTGTATAATTAGAAGCCATTGGCCCTTTAAGAATTGCAAAAGATGTTTGACATCAGCATCTTCTACATTGTACTCTACGTTAAGGCCCATATTGTAGCATTCTAAAATCGAAGAGGGTCATCAACCCTTTTCGGTACACATTACCAGATGTGGCAGTATAACTCGGAGTCATCCTCACCGTTTCGATTTGGACTCCATCCCTACCGGCTAAACCAACACCTGGATTCTCGCCAAGAAATTGCAAGGTTGCTTGCATGTGTCTTAAAATAATTAATGATAGCGTTCTTGCATCCACATGCGAGAAAAAGTAAGTTATTGCAATTTCCAGATCATAGTAATTCTTGTATTGTTGAAACGCCTGTTCGGAAGCGGTTGGTTTTAGATCCATTACCGCAACCGTCATTGCCGGTAAAATCCAATGTTCCTCTAAAACATTCGGCCGCGACGTGAGAACGCGTGTATGAAAATCTTCGAGATCGACATCCTCTGTTGCGGCCCATTCAGAAACCACACTTGCCAAGATTGCCGGATAATCGCTTTCATGAATAGTAAGGACATTTCTGGCTACACTTTCTGGGTTATTAAACGCCACTAAAAGCCCCTTACCTGACCGGCAAAGTCACTATCTGCTATCTCTTCTTCGTTGTCCAGGTGATCTACCCTGGCCCGTTGCGGAAATCTGAGATATCGCTTGCGATGTGCTTCATCATATTGACCGAAAACTACAGGCAGGGTACTTGGTACCGGATCTGTTTGTTTTGGCGCATCGAGGATATCACCCCCTGACTCGATAAGTTGGTCTAGCCAACTTCTGTAACGATCCCATAGACGTTGTGCTCTGGTATTGTTTTCCTCTGTTGCTTGTGAGGCTAACCCATCCAGGACTAGCGATCCGGCCCCGTGCTGCTTAACCATCTTAAGCCATTGGATAGAGTCGGTTGCGGTAATCGGAAGCGAAAATCCAAGGTCGGTTAAGATTAGGTTAACTTCGCTATTTATGGATGTACATAACGCATCAACATCATCTTCGGTTAGCGTTGTGTTAGATGTGGTCGGAAACGCTGAACCGATCTTAAGAAACGATTCGATATCAGTATGGGTGATATCCCCGTTGTTAGCCATTAGGCCACTCGCGCTTGCAAAACCTTATTATGATTGGGCGGCGGAAAATCAATCCACGTATATTCGCCCGCTCCAACTTCTATGACCCACGGATCCACTTGCTCTTTGGTCCACCCAAACTTTCCGGGTTGCCATTCGTTGGGTTGCGCCGGAGCCGAAGCGAATCGGCCAAGCGGCTCATTGGTCGGGAGCAAGAAAACATCGTTATCGTTGATAAAACGGGTCTTAGTTCTGGAAGCGGCCCCAAGAGCAGTTTGGCTCAGGGTAGAATACTTCGCCGTGTATTTGATCAAGCCGTTGATGTTAAGCAACGACAAAGCCCCGGGTAGTTGAGTGCCCATTACCGGATCCAGGGAGCCGGGATCTTGGGGAGCCGGAATACGACTGGTATTCTGCCACAAGCGTTGAATGCCGGAATCACGGGCCATCAGGCCAATTACCTTGGGAGTGGTCATCATGGTCCAATCGTCAATGCCGGTTTCGTCGGAAATCTCTTCAACCCAGTTGGACAGGTCGGCTACGATGGTAGGCGAAGCGGCGGACCAAAGAGTCGAGGGGGTTTTGCGCCGCGAAGCACCCATATAGGCACCGTCAAAAGTCAGGTCAAACTGGACGTTATCATCGTCGTACGAAATAGCCCCGGCAATCGCATTGGTAAAGATCCACTCTTTCCGGGCATCAACCGACAAAGACAACGCATCGATATAGCGGCGAATTTTAGCTTCTGCGGCCTGTGCATTAGCATAGGCCAGCGTACCAGGATCGCCAACACCCGGTTCAAAGAAGCCCCGAAAATCACTCTCCTTAAAGGCTTTCTTGTATCGGATATAGGCGACTTCCCATTTGAATTGGGACATCAGATCGCCATGCATCGTTGGCGTAGCGGCGTCAACCGCCACAAACGGGGCGAGATCTACCTGATCGAGAACAATCAGACTTTCAAACTCGTCCGCGGTAACCGGGTCATAAGGAAACCACCTGTCAAACAGATACGTGGTAGGTAGTTCCGTGGTACGCACAATGCCGGAAATTTGCGGATTTCGCAGAAAGGCAGGGATGGTGTATTTAGCCATTTTCTATAAACTCCTATCCGGCCTTATAACCGGTTACTGGCGTGGAAGGTCACCCGACCGGCCAACGCGGTTTTTGTCGCGGCCAGAATGGTACCGTAAACGCCATTATCGACTAGCACATCTTCTTGGACTTCTGCGGCCAACACAACCGGCACAACATCATCGCCGTCGTCCGCGTTGTAGTCCTGATACAAAATACCGATGGCCGCAAAGCCGTAAGCGGTATAATTGGGAACAACTTTGTAGTTCGCCGGATTCATCGCCAAAACCGTTCCTTGCCGGAGCAGCTTCGGAGTCGATCCATCTACCAATGTTTCAGTCGCCACGTAGTTCGAATCCGCGGTATACGTTGCAACAATGGCATCATGGGGGTTTAATACAAAGTCATCCCTAGTAAATTCGTAGCTAGTAATACTTGGTGACAGAGGCATATTATTACTCCTTTATAGCCTATGCTACTTATAGGGACACTTGCTGATCGCCTAAATTGCCGATCTTATATTTCCGGCGGGCTTCTTTGGCGGCGGCTTCAGCTTGTTCCAAGGTCATATTTTCTTCGCCGTTATGGGTGTCATCGGGGCGTTCACCCTCAATTACACGCGGCGTTACTTCTCCAGCTTTGCCCGGGATTGCTTCAAGCAAAGCTTTCAAAGCTTCAAAAGTCGTCATTTCTTTTTCGCTACCATCTTCCATAACGATAGTGGCGGTTTGTTCCCGGCCCAACGCGGCCATCAAAGAACAGGCATAGCGGATCGCCACGGGCGGAACACCGCGGTCATTAGCGGCGGCTCTCACGGCATCAACTTCAGCTTGCAGTAATGCCAGGACATCTTTCTCGCGTTGCCTTTCCAATTCCGCTTGCTGCTGCAATAGCGCATTTACATCATCAGCCGAAAATTCGCGATCACCGACGACCAGGGTTTCAGCGTGAATAACTTCCGGCATAACTTCGGTTGCTTGGTCAGTCATTTGTTCAACTCCTTCTTGGGCAGTTTCGCCCGGTTCTATTGACTCGCCAGTATCTTCCGCCTCTCTAGCGGCGACCTGACTATTGTCTTGAATAGTCACGTTAGTTGTGCTACCCGTTGTTGTATACCCATTACCGCTCACAATTACAGATGCAACCGGCAACCCTACATCAGACTGGGAAACCTGAAATCGTGGTTGGATAGGATCATTGCGATGCACAAAGGGGAGATTAGTCGCGGCGCATGCGACCAAAGCAGGACCGTAATAGGCCATGATTTCTCGCTCAAAATAATTGGTAAAAAATTCAATACTGGTATACCGGTACTCATTACCCAGAAGCGGTGCGCCTGTTTGCGTCGGCTTAACCGACAACATGAATTTATCGCGCTCCATATGAACTCCGGTTACCCAAGCCAAGGCCATCCCCCCGGTCGGTCCATTGCGATGTTCCGCATCAATAGCAACGTCAACCCCAAGCAAGCGGCTTTCCCAGTTGTCAATCATGCTTTCAAAGAAGTCATCATCCAGGATCATCTTACCAAACCAGGGATGATACAATACGGCTCTTCGGGCGGCGGCGATTTGCATTACCGGACCACTTTCGTTAGACACAGGATCTTCAGTCATAACTACTTCACCGGTAATGGAAGCACGTATATTGTGCCCCTCATCCGAAGTATCAAACCTCAACTCATTGGCCGTATTTCTAATTGGGTCAACGCTATACTTCCGGGCCAATCGATTAATCCTGGAAACGATAACGCGCCTGCTTTCTTCATCATATTCTTCCAGGCTACCGGTAAACTCAATCTTGGCTCTTTCAGCATATTCCCTATCAGGCACAGGGAAAAAATAATTGACCGGATCTCCCCACTGAGAGTCGGTCAAATCTGCCCAATCTGAGGGCTTAACCAAATTGCCATCTTCCCTAATTTGAATCCGATACCGGCGCGACCGGTCCTCTTGCGCCCGCATGTCGTCTGCCCGATCCAAGTTTACAGTTGTAGCGGTGTAAACCGTCATAAATTCTCCCAAAATACAAAGAGCGCACGGCTGCTAGTGGCGTCCGTGCGCTCTGTCTTACTATGATATTTTTTTTAGTTATGCGCTATAAAAATACCTTGGCTTGTTTGCTGATCAACAGATATTACATTGTAATAATAGCACACTTGTTCTTTGCTGTCAAGAGAAAAGGCAGAAGTCGCCCCGTGGCCTAGAGGCGACTTCTTGGACTTGGAGGGAAACCCTATGCTGAAAACTAAGAAAATTATACCATGCTACTTATAGATGTCAAAAAGTGAGAGCTACCGCCCTGTGGCCCAAAGCGGTAGCTCTCTAGCAAAGGAAAAACCAAAATGTACTTGTATTCTAGCTCGTCCCCTGACTGTTGTCAAATTAATACGTTCTCCATCAATGCGGCCCGCTTATCTACGGGGAGTGCGTTAAAGGCAGAAGTAAACACTTCCGGACTAACAAGCATAAACATCTTGGTCCACTCATCTTCGGTAAATGGCACCAAAACATCATTCATCCCCAAATCCAGCATCAACCCAATTTGGTGCATCCGGGCAAGTTCTTTTTGGTCCATGTGTTGTTGGTCAGTAATCAATTCCGCAATTTCATCCCGAATATCTTTGGTGAAGTCATGGCCCTCTTGCAAAATACTTATCACTTCCCCTAACAATCGAGCGGAATTGTCTACTTGCCTTTCCATTGTTTTCAGGCGTTTTACAAGCCGTTGTCTTACATCATGATCTTGAATTCCATCTTCTACCCGGCCGCGAACCGCTCTCACAAAAGCTTTAGTCAACATTTACTGCACTCCTGTTTTCCTGTGCTTCCAACAAAACAACGATAATTCCGATCATAACAAAAACCAAGAAAATCGAGTTTAGAATTCCCATGGCATATAACGCTACAATGGGAAGCTCGAAATGTCTAACTAACAAATTGGGCATCCCAATATGTGTAAGCAGCGTGCTTAAAATAAGAAGATGCTCTATTGACAACAGAGCGAAAAAGGCCATAAGTAATAACGTAACCGAATTAGCACCCCTCAACTTCTCATACAAAAGCCATCCGAAAAACGTCAGTTTACCGCCAAGGGCTAAAATGCTAAAGAAGATGTACAAAAAAATCATTTGAGATCCCGTTCCAATTCGAGAATTTTTTCCTGCTTCTCGTTAATAAATCTTTGCTGTCTGATAATTTCATTTGTAGTCGCAAAGTCATCGCCTTCCCTAGACTGTTTTTCTTCTAGCCGGTTGAGATTTTCTTGATGTTGTAATATCTGAATTCTTAAAGAGCGAATACGACTTTTGATCGCCTGTGCTTCCAGTTCCTTAGTATCTCTCTTGATATCGTCACGTTGGGCTTTGGTTAATTTTCCGTCACCGTTTAATTTTCTAAGAATCAATAACAACGATTCATCTATTCTTGCAAAGTTTTCAACAAGATATTCAGATGTTTCTCGTAAAACGTCATCAACGCCAGCTAATTGATTAGTGATGACATGAATTTCTTGTAGCTTTTCACTCAGGATTTCTACTAAGGCTTGAATAGCCCTAACTTCCTGACTCTCTTTCGTGGAACTGTCTAACTTCTGAGATGGTGACTTTGCCATTTGCCGGGATTTCCCTCAAATCGATGTTATGCTTTTCCGCATATTGGATAGCTGCCTGTGTTGCAAGTGGTTCCGCTAACATGGTGCCATAGGTAACATCGATCTTGTATGACACTTTTCTGGTATCGATGCTGTTTACTACTCCACATTTGCGACACTCGCAATTAACTATCCCGGTAATAGTGGTTACTCGATTCCCGTATCTGATGACAAGCCTTCCCACTCCATCAAACACCCCAAACAATTCTCTGTTGCATCCATTGCACCTAAATTGGGTACCTTCCGGGGGTGGCTCAGGATTCATTTCCGGCTTAATGTATCTCGTTTTTTTAATTGGAGGCGTAAAATCCCTCATAATAAATGTTGCTCCAATATCTCATCTGCTAATACCTTGGCCGTATCTTTCCATTTGAACTGCTGCCATCGATTCGATGATTTCAACCTAAATTCGGCCAGTGTTTTAGGATCCATGGATATTTCATGTATGGCCTGTGCCATTTGTTCCGGGTTAAATTGCGCCAGCTTTGCCCATGTATGGAACCTGTCCCAATGCGCCACGTCGACATACATGGCCGTATCTCCCAAAACTTCTCTTTGGGCGGCCTTGTCGTCTACACTTAAAATCGGTAGACCGCAACCCATTGCTTCTACCAACGGCAACTCAAATCCACCAATCTCGCTACAGTTCACATACAAATCTGCCAAATTATAACGCTCAACCATGTTCATGGACTTCAAATTAATTCTTTGAACTTCTTTTAGATCATTTGTGTCCTGAGCATGAATAATTATTTCTTTGTCAAAGGGTACCCCAGACACTTGATTAAAATCTTCATCCGGAAAAATAACCATGTCTTCGATACCCTCAATTCGCACGATTTCTTCAAGCGGAGCCGAAGAATTGGGCATGCGATCATTAGGCCATGTATGGATATAAAACACTATATCATGCCTACCCATATTTTTCAACACCTTGATCGCTTCGATTAAACCAAGAATGCCTTTAGTGCGCTTATTTCGCCCCACAAACATACAAACAAACTTATCATGAACACCTACACTAAAGCGCAATTCATTACGAGTCTGCTCATCTAATCTCCTGAAGTTGGCATGATCGGCCCCGTGCCACACGTAATCCACTTGTGGCCCACCAGACTGAGCGATAGCCATAGCCCCAAATTTGGTATAGGTTACCGGAACACCATTAAGTAATCGAATAAGGCGAATTGTTTCATTGTATTGATGAAGCAGGGGAAATCCCTCTACCGGAAAATAAGCCACAAAAGGCGGCATTGTCATACTGGCCGCCCTTATTGTGTCTATAATAGACCTTATGTTTCCTATGTCATAGTTCATATAGAGCACGTCGGGTTTTTCGTGTTTGATGAAATCGATAACACCATCCCATCCATCTCGAGGATCCCGCCAAATTGTACAAATCTCCCCCCTGTCTGCTAACTTCTCCCGAAGCACGGCCATTTGTTGAGGACCGGTAACCAATCTATCATCGTTAATTACTTGATTAAACATAGCCATTATATCTTCTGGGGGAAGTTTTGGATGAGGCGAGGGGGGATCATGGCGACCAAAAGCAGCAATCCTAAAACCCATTTTTTGCCATTCCCTGATCAAAGATCTGGTCACCACACCAAACCCCAATGTGCTATTAGGGCTATCTGATAATATCCCAATCTTAACTTTGTCCGGGGTTGAGTAATCGGAATAGATTCGCCCCTTGCTTGGATCATTTTGAATCACAACCACTTTTTCCATTACATCCAACAGGGGTTTGTTATTAGACAAATCAAACTTCATTACCCCTTGCATCTGACCCTTAATAACATCCATCCACCTGTCACGATCTTCAATTAGTTTCCGGGTCATTTCGGTTAGATCGACTGGTTTGTCCCAAGTAAGCGCACCGGTTTCGGGAGTGCCCCCAGAATTGTTAACAATGGGCACAGTACCAGAAGCCATAGCTTCAACCGCAATAATGCCAAAGTGCTCTTTGCTGGACGGAGCGAGCGATTGATATCCTGTAGCCGCCCACAAAAACTGAGATCTTCGCATTTCATCCATGTATTGCTCTCTTGACAAATCATGGACAAATTCTATTCGCTGATCATCTCCGGCCAAGGCTCTCATTTCATTGTAATAAGCTCTGTCCTGAATACTGCCAACCAATTTTAATTTCCAGTCTTCTAAAAACAGGTTTTGAAAAGACTTGATAAGCACTTCATGGCCTTTGTTGTTCCCCCCTGGTACCCGGAAGAATCTGCCAACCGATATAATTTGAGGGTATTTCTGGACTTCTGTAGTGGTCATGGCCTGTACCGGCAATGGGGGATACACAACATCACTATCCCGACCCCAGTATCGCTTTACCCATTTAGCAGTATATTCGCTAATAGAGATGATTGTATCGTAGCCGGACACGTCCCAATCCTTGTGTTGGGGGAACATCACTACCAGAATATTCCGGCGACAAATCGGGGGCAAGATGCGACCATGGCTGATATTGATAAAAACATCAAAATTACGGATCCAACCCATATCGGTGCCAATTGGCTTCCACTTATAGTTTGCTTCCGGCAATCCATAACGACCGGGATGGTCGAAATTGGGATATATATAATTATTGACAATTGGGATTACATCATAGTGCTGACTTAGGATGTGTAGATACCCCAATGTTAAAAATTCTCCGCCGCCATACTGGTCGTTTGGGGCAATCCCGGAACTACCAACGTGATCGCAATATACCGCTACTCGCATTTGGGAACCTTTCTAACTACGTGCTTTCTGTTTGTGATTTGACCTGCCTGAAAATTAGATCCCGGCATTTCTAGGTATAACGACTCTCGATCCGCCCTGCGTTCAGGATCTAGCCAACCATAATGATCAACCGGCAAGCTAACATCAATAATTTCTCCCCCATCGGGATAATGCAATCCCCGGGTTGTCATCAATTCAGGGTATTCATGTACCTGCCCCTGCCATCTCCAAGCTGATCCCCCATTCGGAAGCAATATATTCTTAAATAGTCTGGGGTGCGTTTCCCATCCCCCATGGCGTGCTGAGTAAGTGTCTACATCTGGATATAAATTAACCTGCCTGACCCGGACACAAACAACCTCTTTGGGAAATGTTGGGATAAGTTGGGTTATTTGCTCCCATTCTCTGGGAAATCGCTCATCGGAATCGAGCCTAACCCACCACCAATCTCCTTCATCGACAAAAACATTTTGTGATAAGTTCTCTAAATTAGCCATCTCATTATTAGCAAACTGACGTTGTTTAGAGAAATGGTTATCCCACTCCTGCCTTATCAGCGTATACGGGATTGGACAATGATTCTGAATAATGTCTACCGTACCATCGACCGATCCGCCATCAACAATAATCAACCTGTCTGCCCAATAAATACTATGTAGAGCGCGGCCGATATTATCTTCGTCATTTAACACGATCATACATACGGCTATATTCATAATTCATACCAATCCTTGATTCGCTTGGCAACTTCTATTTGCGAAAATTTTTCAAGAGCACGCTTGCGACTTGCCTCAGAATTGGCTTTCCAATCATATGTAATATTATTTGGATCTGAATAGGTAGCAAGCATATAAGCCAATCCCCCCCAATCACGCGGAGCTATCATGGGAGTGTCTCGGGGAATAATGGTTTGCACAACTGGACTTGAATACGTAATAATAGGCAAACCGCAGGCCATGGCTTCTATATAAACCTGCCCAAACTGTTCAACCCATTGCCCAAAAGGATCATGATCATTAAGCAAAGGAAGAGTTGGTAAGCAAAATACACTGGCCTGTTGGTACCATTGGGGTAAATATTTTCGGTCAACATGACCAAGAAAATTAAATTTTCCGGGCGCATAGTGATTTGCCAACGATTCGTAAATCGGATCCCCCTCACCAATAACATTAACGTGTATATCATCGGTTACGCTGGCCGCCCAAATTAAATCTAAAATGCCTTTTTCTTGGGTCAATCGACCCACAAATAAAACAACGTTGTTTTTTGGCGGAGTTGGGGGGGGCTGAAAAAAGTCCGTATCAACCGCCCCCGGAATATAAAAGATTTTATTGAAATCTATTTCATGCATACGAATATCAGTATACAAGGCCAATCCACTTCTAGCCGTTACCTTCCACGCTTTACGCAATGTCTCAAGTGCAACAGGATTTAGACTAACTTTCCCCGGTAGATTCTCCCAGGTTACCACAACGGTTTTTTCAAACCGATCAACAAAATATCTGCTAAAATCATAAAAGGCATCAGGGACATCGATGACATCAGGATCATGGTGAAATACTTCATACAACTCAGAGTAACAAACCGGTGTAGCTAACGGGTACATTTCCATTATTTGATCCCATGGGGCTTTGCGCGTACCACACAAAAGCAGGTCTACTCCCAGTTTGGTCAGCCCATAGTAATTGCCGATATCATGTAAGTTAAGATGCTTATCGCGAACTAAGGCCAATTTAGTCATCGCCATTACCTTCCCTTAAATCCGAGAATTGAATTTCTTCGAATAAAGACTTGTACCCTATGTCTTTAAGAATTTTGGTTACATATTCACGTGTTGCGGGGTGCAACTTGATCTTCGGAACACTTTTTCTAAGCCACTTTGACATATCATCGGTATTGCTATACACCCTGCTTGCCCCAATCCAATCAGCAATCATTTCCAAAGCGTACTCTTCTGGCATCATAACTGTTCCCTGAAAAGTATTTGCCCCCTTTAGTTCAAAGTTGTCTGGGAAAACCCAATGTTGCCAGTGATGGGGGTTGTAGTGAATGTGATGTAACCATGCCGGAGCAAACAAATTAGGCGCGCCACCCCCGAAAAAGTGCAAGGCATATGGAACAAATTCCTCTTCTGACCACTTACTCAGGTCATGTATCATTAACAAATGGGGAGAAACACCTAATTCTTTCCCGGCCTCTTGGACCGATTTTATATGCTTTTGCAGGGCATCTTGATATTGTTTTCGTAAATCATCACCCAAATCATAGTATTTCACCGTAACACGTAATCCCCTCTAGGCAACCTGATCGCCCTGGCCTCATGAGTATGATGATAAAAATTACTGAGCGCGCTTACCGCGATCTGGAATCCACCCAACCAAACTTTGGCGCAATAATTTCTATCAGACGCATCATATTGTTCCCCCCGCTTGGATGGCAGTAGGCCAATCTTTCGTATAACATCCGGCCTGATCGCCATTGCCGCCCCGGTTACCCATGGCACATAGCGATCTTGATGAAATCGCATCCATGGCTTATTAATGTCAAAGTGATAACCGGCATCATATCCCCCGGCATGCTGCAGCGTGCCATCTGGGTTAAGCAAAGTGCATCCCGTTATACCGGCATCCATCTTTTTAACGGTAGAAATTAATTCGATTGCCCACCTGTGAATCGGAATAGTATCCGAATTAAGCAAAAGAATTAATTCGAGATTTTGACTATTTTTCATCCAATAGTCGATCCCGGCATTACATGCACCGGTAAAATATCCTTTACTTTCCAGGGCCAACGTGTCTATACCAGAATCGATAAGCCATTCTCTGGTGCCGTCCGTAGATAGATCGTCAACCACAAGGGCGGAGTACGAATACCCCGCCCAAGTGGTTACTAGGCCCGTGAAAAGTTGTTCCAAAAATCGCCTATCATTGTAACTTGGAACAACTAGGCCAATCATTACTTATCCGCCGTTTCTGGCAAAAGTTCGAGAATTGTTTCCACAACTCGTTTCGGCCCCGTAGCTTTCTGAGCTAGATACCATGCATATACAACCGGCCATGCGGCGATCACGATAGCCCACAAGCCACGTTCATCAAACATCTCCGCGACCGGGGTAAGGAAAGCAACCACATAACCCAAACCAATTGCTCCCGCCGCGGCGATAAGATCAAGTACCGGTTGGCGAAGCTTTTCTTTATCATCCCCACTCAGAAAACCCAACCCGGAAATAAACTCCACAACCCGGTTGGCGAAAAGTCCCACTACCGCAGTAAGGAATATCGCCAACCACTGGACTCCCTCAACCGCCGTAGGCGGGGCTTCCGGGGGTACATCCTGAGCAAAAGCGACTCCGGTCATTAAACCAAACGCCAATATAAGTAACCCTAACATAAGAAAGATCTTGAGTTTCATTGTTTACTCCTATTCTCCCCATCTCTTGCCGGTCATCACCTGTCCGGCCAATTCAAGATATTCTTCTGCCATCCTACGATAATCGTAGTTGGCCGTAGACGCGTGACAATCACGCGGTCTAATCCCATTTATTTGTTTGTATGCCATAGCAATCGCTTGGGGCGAATCAACCAAAAACCCATTGATATTTGGCCTGATATACTCCGGTAAACACCCGTTGGGAGTAGCGATAACCGGGATACCGCATGTTAATGCTTCCAGGGCAATAATCGCACCTGCTTCAATCCATCCGGCTCCGCCCACGGGATGTACCAACGCGCCCGCATTTTGAATTACTTTTAGCTTTTGCTCTCCGGCGACTTCGTTAATCATCGTAACGAAATCCAACCCTGCCAATACGTCTAATGTGGGCCAATATTCCGCCTGCCAACGTGGACCGGCGATAATGACCCGAACATTATCACCCCCTTGCCGTAGAATCTGAGCAGCTTCCGCTACCCAGTGAACACGCTTTTCTTGAATTAAGCTGCCTATGTAAAGCATGTAATTTTTTCTAACATCGCTCAAATTCGGCGGATAGGCATCGCGATCTATGCCGTAGTATATCACAGGTCCATCGATTCCGATATAGTCTCTTTGAGCCTTAGAGATGTAAACAGGGTTAACCGGCCAGCCAACCGTCATAACCTGATAAACATTGATCTGAGGCAACTCGGGCCAACGGCGGCCAATCTGCTTATCATGAGAGAAGTCGATAACGATGTCATAATCGTCAATCGAGTCTTCTACCAACTTGGGGAATGCCGCTTCGTCATCAGCAGTAAATTTTGCTTCTGGGGATCCAGGGGCGGCAACCAAATCAACCTGAATCGACCAGTCTGACGTTAGCCCCTCTTGCATTTCCAAGATCCCACGCCTGAGCCAATCAACTTCCCTTTCCATCCCCCCGTAACCTTCTGGGGGTGTTCTTATCGCGGCCGTACTAACAAGTAATATTTTCACTAGCTCAATTCTCCTGCCAAAATTTCTTTCCCCTTTTTGCTTATTGTCGATACACCATTTGGATAAGCCAAAAACAACCAATTTTCCCGGAAAACTGAAAATATCTTAAAATCACCATTAATCCAATACAAGTATTTTAACTTTTGCTGTTTTATCGATAATTCCTTGGTAAGATTCATCGCTTCAATCGCGGTCATTGCAAATACTCCCACTTAAAATGACACAACGCTGGCTTAACTATATCGCATACACCGGGATCATTGGAAACTCCAGCAAATTCGGCCAATCGCATAATGTGGTGCGGCGGAGTTTTCAATATCTGCCTGTAAGACACGGTAAGGATAGGACCATTGAATTTATTGGCGGCCCGGTCAACCGCAGCTATGTACTTGGTTACCGTTTCCGTTGACTCAAACGGCAATAGCCTTAGTCTTCTTGTTAAACTGGCAACAGATTCTTCCGCCGCCCGCCTCACAACTATTATCCGTATATCACCATCATACTTCCTGATTAGAGGTATAATATCCTGAAAAACAAATGAAGTTCCGATATTTTTGTAACCCCATGAATCACGTTTAGCCCGCCCTTTGATTAATACTTCATAGCGATCATGATATTCGGAAAAATCATATGGAGTAGGATAAAGCCAAGATCCCCCCAACATTTCTTTATGGAGATCGCTAAATTCCTTGTCTTCAAAAGAATTTCCTATTTCATCCCCCGCCGTGGGATTCATGTAGACTCCAAGATTATGAAGCAAAGAAGCAACTAACGATGCTCCGCTTCTGGGGTGACCAAGGACAAGTATACAAGTCATTCCGACGCCTTTCGTTTTAGGAATAATCCGGTTACGCAATCATGCTGATCGCCATGGACATCTACCCTTCGATCATGGTAGCATTCTATCTCTATAAACCCTACCTTGGTTAACAAAGAAACAATGTCTTGTACGGTAAAAAAGTGGCGATGGTCGGGGTTAAAATAGGCCCGGCCATAAGGAACGCTAATTATCACAAAACCCGTATCCATAGCCCTAAACATATTGCGAATAGCAGACAGGGGGGCGATAACGTGTTCCAACGTGTGGAAGGAAACAATTGTATCAAAAGCCTTAACATAATTTAGATGGCAAATATCTTCTTTTGAAAAAGACATCTTGCTTGTTTTTTCGGGGAATTTGCTATCATCTATATCTATTCCCAAAACACTATCCACCTTTGGAGATTCGGCTATAATTCTGGTTATATAACCGGCCCCACAACCCCAATCGGATACACGTCCCTGAATGTACTGCCTGTACTGGGTAAGAATTACTCCATTTATATGACCTCTCCAATATTCCAAATCCATCATATGAGCACGCACCCGTAACCCGTTACATGCAATTCGGGCATATAAACTTTTTTTCTTTGCAGGCTACCCCACCATCGAGACATATCTGACGATATATCGATATCATCAATACAAACTATTGACGGTGAACAACATACCCTTTCTACTTCCGCAAGTTCAACTCGCACGTGCTCAAACTCATGTACTGTGTCAAGATGCACTATGGCCGCATCCATACTTCCGGTTGGGAGTGTTGCCAGATATTTAATGCTATCGGAATTAACCAGTCTGACATCACCAAGATTCGCTCTGGGGTGAATTTGCGTTAAATCGATATCTACCCCCACAATTTTAGTGGCGGGATGCGCCGCCAAACACATATGATGCAATGAAATACCCTTATATACACCCAACTCTAATATATGAATAGGGTTGAAATTCTTAACCAAAAAGTATAGAAATTTGTAGTATTTTTCATAGGCTTCTGGCAGATCAATAAAATCTTTTCTTTTTCTCATTGCCTGCGATCTTGATCGATGTACAAGTTCTTTCATGGGCTTTTCGCGATATAGATACTTTCGTTTTCTAGGTTAACATATAAAATCCACTCGCCGCATTCGATTCGGGTAGTCTTTTTAGGTTGGCCGGTTGTGCGGGCAACCGACCAAGCAGACGTATCGCGACCAGTATGTTCACCGACTATCGCCCTGGCCGTCCTCTCCAATTTCGATATCATCTAAAAGATTCAACCCCTTTCCCGTTGGCCGATATCCCCTTGTAGTCATTTCATCCCCCCCTACCGTTGTTATTCTTACCGAACATGGCTCAATTAATCCGTCATCTATTAATTCCCTGATCCATTCGCGTAATTTTCCAAACCTGTGACTATTTCTTTTCCAACCCAATGCCCTGAGCATTTGGCTAGTAGTCATTCCCCCTGGCGATTCGGGGGATTCTCTCTTTGCTTCTTCCAGAAGCCGGAGAATTTCTTGACCATCAATCCCATGTTGCCGCTCGTATCTTTCGACTCTATCTTCCAAGGTTCGACTCCCGGCGACCATCTGTAATACGATTCTACGTCATAGATGCTATCGCCTATTAATAACGCAACGCTGCCAATTGGCAACTGCTTACCCCGGCCTATCTTGTGGCCGAATTCCGTACTTAATTGCCAAGATGGTAATGATATAACGCGTATTTTGAAGTTATCGTAGCTATCGCCTTTTTGATGCACATGAGCGCGAAAAGCGACATCTGGCGGCTTTTCTCCCCTCTCGAAGTAATTCAACCCCAGATCCGCAGCTTGGTTGTTAACCGGATTCGCTTTGGTCCATTCTCTCCCAGATCCACTCCCGTGATGCAAATAATCAGATATTATGCTGTTAATATCTAACTGCAAGTGGTACCACGAATACACTCCTTCCCTTGGCCCCACGGCCCCGAAATTTTGGGCGATAGCCTCTTCCATTAATCCTTCATCCCCCACGTGAGTCGCCGTCCCTCTCACGAAAAACATGTGATCTGGATTCCTCTTGTATCCTTCTTGCAACGCCTCTTCCGCCGCTTTTCCCTGAGTGTTAAGATTAGTAGTCCATAGCTGAGTCCGCTTGTGATGCAACCCTTCAATCAGATCACCCAACAGCACCATAATAAATCGCGGTTGCGTTTCTGGAGCAGCTAACAATTCGTCTATCATGTCCCAGTAAGCAAGATAATTAACCCATAGCCAACCTTGCAACTTGCTTTGTCGATAAGTACCGCCCTCATTCATCGTTACCGCGGGCGGGCATAGAGCAGTTGTTCCCCCGGCGTGCAAATCGGAAACTACCGCCACAACTGTATCATAGGCAAACGGGAAAAACTTGTTTCTCACAATTGCACCGTGGGGATACCCTGACCCCCATAACCATCATTATCCCAAACCTGTCGCCTGATGGCTTTACAATTCCGACAAACTTCTCTTGTCCATGTGCGAAATTTATATCCGGATCCAAAGGGGGCATCTGTGGAATTGGTTATCTCCATATCAACCCAATCATGCTCCAAACCTTGTCCTGGACACAATGGCATCCCTGCGTGATCAGAGGATACGGATTCGTTAATTAACTTGCTTGTTTTAAACGTCATCTTCTTTTCTCCAAAAAACACCCCAACCTTTTCCATCTGGGGCATTTTCTTCACAGGACGTTAACCCTGTTTCGATTTTATGCTTTTTGCGATAATCATCGGTTGCCTGTGTTGCTTGTCGTAAAGCATAATAATCATCAATTATGATATACCCCCCCACGGCCAATTTGGGATATAAATGCTCTAAACAAACCCAGGTAGAGCCGTACATATCCCCATCTAGCCGTAACAAGGCAAGCTGCTCTACCGGAGCCGAGGGGATAGTATCTTCAAACCAACCCTCAAGAAATTTAACCGACGAATCTAATAGCCCATATTTCTTGAAATTTTCTTGTACCTCTGATAAAGAAACAGAAAGCTTAGGGTCTTCCCAGATTTTGATTTTGAAGCGATCTTTAGGCCACTTTTCCAAATTCGGCTCCGGCAAACCATCAAAAGAATCAGCTACCCACAAGTTTCTATTCCTGCAATCGGCGGCCACCAAACAGGCTTTCATAAGTATAGATGCTCCGCCCCGCCAAACTCCACACTCCATAAAATCACCGGGAACATCGGCATCAAAAATTCGTTGGGATAGTTTTACTACGTTATGCAACCTTGCCATGCCAGTCATGGCATGCGCTTTGCGAGGGTGATATCTCCCAAACCATTTATCCTGTTCTGTTCTAATTTGCATCTCATCTGGATCGGGATAGACGTAATCACACAAACAAGCCATAACCAAGTTAAGATAATGGTTAACTAAGTTTTGACTCATTACCAACCTCTTTTGATGCACTCGATAACGTATCCGGCATCTTCATAGGTCATCATATTATGGATAGGGATACTAACATAAGTTTTTTCATAACGGTCTAAATTCGGCAAGTCACTACGGCGACCACCAAAAACCCCATAGACATCATTGCGACGATGGACAACCCCCGCCCCTACCCCACGATCTTTCATGGCGGCAATAAAATCATCTCTGTTTTCTACGTGGATGGAAAACAACCAATATGCACTATCGTAACCGGGATCATTCTTAAACGGGGTTACCCCCGACACGCCTCTTAACTTGTTTTCATACATCTTGGCGATTCGTTGGCGTTGTTTTACAAGTTCTACAAAATCTTCCAAGTTCCCCAAACCAATCGCGGCCGCCACATCGTTAGGTTGGTATTTGTATCCAACCCTGTCTATATCACGATGATTGTAGTATCCATCTGGGGCAAGCTCCCGATGCTGGCGATCAATGGCAAACCAACGCAACCGCTTGGCCTCTTCCGCATCACCCGGAAACCTGCAACCAAGCAAACCGCCGTCAACCATAGTGACAGTTTTAATGGCCTGAAAACTGGTCATAAAAAAATCAGACCATCTAGCTATAGGATAGCCATTAAGATAAGCTCCCTGAGCATGCGCCCCATCCTGGATAATCGCAATATGTTTGTCCAGTTTAGGTCCAATTTGATTTATGGATTCCATATCACAGGGATATCCGCCCCAATGGGTAACCAGAATAGCTTTGGTTTGCTCAGTTATTCGCCTCTCGATATCAGCCGGATCCACATTGCCGGTTTGATAATCGATATCTGCGAAAATCGGAGTAGCCCCACACATCAAAATGGGGTGATTGGTTGCGGTACATGTCATCGCCGTAGTAATCACTTCATCGCCGGGATGTACTCCAGCCAAGATTAATGCCAAATGCAAGGCCGCGGTACCGGAGTTTGTTAAAACCGGGTAACTGACCCCTAACACATCTCCAACTTTCCTTTCAAACTCTTCTGAAACTGGCCCTTCCCCAATCCAGCCCGATTGAAGCACTTTTATAGCATTGGCTATCGCCTTTTGATTGACATATGGCTTAAATAGCGGAACTTGCCGCGACTTGATCATGTCTTTTATCTCCTGGTTATCACGGTCATACTAGGCCACGGCTCTATTACATGAAATTGCCAATTATCCCAAACCCAGTTTTGAAATGCTTCTTTGATGGGAGTAAGCCGGTTTTGCTCAATCCAAACCTCATGATCCCGCTCTTCCGATCCCCCTTCGAAAATCATAAATCCCTTTTCGCTCATTTTTGGAGCAAATCTATTCATGATCCATTCAAGGGTTTCCGCCGTATTATTTAGGTCAACCATTAAAAAATCAATATCATCCAAATCTGGGGGGTTGATAAGTACATCCAATGTGGTAAGCGTAATCAGATCATTCATACCACACGCTTCAATCCTGGCCGCAACCTGATCCCTCAAACCCGGCAAATGCCCCGGCCATCGATCAAAAGATTCTAGCATTGCAGGCAGGTCGTTATCTCTGAGTGCTCCGCCAATAAACAAGGTAGAATAGCCATGAAGTACCCCGAACTCCACACAACGTTGAGGCTTGTAGGCTCTTACGTAGCCATAAATCAGCCAACCCAGACTGTTCTTTACAAATGAAGATTCTGTTCTTTGAACCTCAATCGCCCAATTGACTAAATATTGTTGATGCTCCATTCTTCATTCCCCGGCCCTTTATCGGCCAATTCGTAAATCTGAGGGTGTTCCATATCAATACTGGCTGCAAACCGATTAAGTTTGTCTTCCGACCACCATGCTAATTCAAACATGGTTGGAATTTCCTTACCATGCTCTGCCTGCAACTCGTTATAATGATCAACACCTTGCCACTTGGCGCGACCAACCCAATACCATTTTGCTTCAAGTAGCAATCGATTCCGGGCATTGTAGGCCGATCTAAAATTACTCCAATCGCCATAAGGCGTATGGCTCTTCTGGACACTGATTAACCCGTACTTCACCACCTGAAAACCCAGATGCTTAACCTCTTCTCCGAAATCCAGATCATTCCAACCGGTAAAAATAAAGTCGGGATCAAACTTAGCCCCGACTGATTTGCGATACATTGCACAGGTATTGTCTTCCAGGTACCACACGTAAGGTTGGTTAGCTCCCCGCGGTTCACTTGAGCGATGGGGGCAGGCTATACCAACTTGAGGGTATCTGTCCAAAAATGTAGCCAACACATGCGCCGTATCAGGGTAGATGATTGTATCATCTATATCCGTAAACCATACATAATCCCCATCGGCCTCTTCAATCATCCTGTTGAGGACAACAGGCTCATGATCATATCCGCGAACGGCAATCGCTTCTATGCCGCAAAAATCCGATATTTTTGAGGCATGTAATTGAGCAAAACCATCTCCCCAGTCGGCCACAACCGCAACAACTTTTCCTGTCATTATAATGCCTTACCCCCATGCCTATGCGGGCGAGTTTTGTTGTATTCCATTTTAGCTACAATTGCCCCCGGTACCCCCCACCCATGCTTTGCACTAGCATCCAAAATCCTGATAACAGCATCAGCCAATTCTTCTTCAATTTGAGTAAAACCAGGAATCTTCTCGCTAGGGGGATTATGTTTCCTGAAAGCCTCTAATGCTTCTGATAATTCAGAATGAATTAAGGCGATAATATCACCAAACGAGCGCGGCTCATCCCACCATCCTTTTTCGTAAGCTGTCTGGTAAATATCGTATGAAGTTAAACCCAGAATTCTTTCAATTTGGCTTACATAGGGCGGTATTTTGATTTCAGAATCGCCCGGATACTCCGGCCACTCATTTTCTAGCATTTCTGGTATTTTTGGCATGCCCCAATGGACTCCCCATTAATTGATGCGCCTTATCTAATTCAACTTGCCTTACGTGAAACCACGCGGCCGCAGTACCAAGCACAAGCATAACCAAAACCCAATCTATCATCCCTAAGATCCCGATTAGCCCATGTTGTTTAACTGCTATGCAAACTTCGATAGCAATAATGAGATTGACAAAAGAAAATGTTGTCTTTATAGCCAAGTTAAGCAAGCCCCGACTAAGAAAGTAAGATTTACCGACCATCTCTCAACCTTAATGCCTTTTCATATAATCGCATATCCCTACTATGATAGTCACGAATCTTACTTCGCTCAACGGTACCGATAGAGTCGCTTGGGTTTTTTAGGGTATGATAGTGCTCCAAATTCCCCCCATAACCCAATTCGCCATTAAAGAAGTTCTTGGAAAGCCAATCAAGATCTTCCCGATAGTGCTCCAAGATTCCAACAAAATCAAACCTTTCCAGCCCAAACCCTTCGTAATACCGGCTATATAGATTGCGAATTCTGGGATGCAAAGCGAACTCCATCAAACTCCACTCTTCATCTACCACCTGTTGTTGTAGCGAGCCTGAGTTATTGTACACTAATCCCAGAAAGTTGTAATGCGAAATAACCCGGTCAACCGGATCCCGCATCCACGTTATGAAAGTAATATTGTACTTTCCTTTTAACGGGAGATATGGAGCGGGGAGAAGATGGCCGAAAATAACTTCATAATTTCTTAAATGCCTATCTTCGAGAGCCTTAGTCGCCGGATCTATCATGGCATAAGCGGCGGCGGAAATCGATAATACCTTATCACCCATAATTTTCCGCAACGCCCTCTTAAAGCTATTTCCAGCCGATTTAGGAACGTGACAAACTACGATCATGGAGTTATGTCGTACTTGGCCGCCTCTTCCAATCCCCACTTATTCAGAAAATACTTGCCGTTTTGGTGGTTTTCCAAAAACTGATGACGCCAAGAGCCGGTTTCAGCATCGTCAATATGACAGGTCACCCCATCAACCATGATATTACAACATCCATCCTTGTGAAGCCGGATCCCCAAATCCAAATCGGCAAACCCCATTGCCCCATCGTAATTTTCGTCAATGCCGCCGACTTTCAAAAAATCCTTTTTCCACAACGACAATCCGGCAAAAGATACCCAATGGGTTTTTTCTTCCGGGCTAACGTCCAGGGGAAAAGGATTTTGGAAATGATGAGGCTCCGCCGCATCGCTATAATGCGGAAGTACTACAGGACGAATGTCTTCAAGTAACGCGTGAATAGTTCTAAGAATAATCAATGTATGCCGATCAAAGATCAGATCGTCATCCAACATCCAAATAACAGGGTTTTTCGCTATGTCAACAGCCCGGTTTTTGAGACTATAAAGCTGTGGCCCTTCGCCGCGCTGATGATATTCGTAAACAATTTCAAACGGCCATAATTCGGGGGAATGAAATTTAATGGGATCTGTTACGCTTCCGTCATCCATAATGATGACTTCCAAATCATCCCAGTTGATATGCTGTTGCGCTCTAAGATGCTCCAACATAGCTTGCAAGGACTTGGGACGATTGTACGTGGTGACAACTACGCTAACTTTGGGGTATTGCATTCATCAACTCCTGTGTTGGACAATCTTCGCTATGTCTTGGGTGAAAAGCATTACAAGATTTGCAAGCAAGGCCGATAAATTGACCCTCTTTATTACCAATCCCCAACCCAAATTCAAGGCTAAAATACTTCCTAAAACCCTCTGGAATACTTTTTATAGCCGTTTTGGATTCCTTGTTTTCCCTAATAAGAAATAAAACATGTTCCGTTATAATCTCCTTTTCGTCTTCCGGTAATTCGTCATAGATATCAAGAATGCTAACCATCAACAACACCTTTCTTTAATCTCATCGAACCGGGGATAACATGGCCGTTGTCATTCCGGGCTAAAGTAATCCATCCCTTCATTTCAAATCGCTTTAATGTAGCTGCAACTGAAGTTTTAGACACACCCCATCCTTCGCTAACCTCATCATATGATGGAGCGCGCCCTTCATTTTCCTGGAAAAATTCTACCAACCAATTATAACGTTTTTCGTAATCAACATAGGTTAATCTTCCCCCACGCCTATTCGCTTGTAACTTTTTCATCCTTTTTCGCTTTCTCTACATAGGTCTGCACTTGATTAATCTGTGGCCCATTCTCTACATCATCAAACGGGAACCAAGCATATTCTTGATTTGCCTTTGGGTAGCCCAAGAAAGCCGCAGTTGCTACAAAATCAGCCTCTTTGATAAATAACAATATACGCCCATCGTTATCCTGTAATGCTTCATCCCCTTCTTCCAGGGGAACTATCATTTTTCTAAAAAGGACGGCCATGCCTAAACTCCCAATAAGCGTATACATAAGGATGTTTTATATGGTCAAACAACTCATGTGTTAGCTCAGTAAACATATAATCCAGAAGCTTAGTGGCGTAACTTGGCCGCCAGTTTACCGCTTCTGGATCTAAATATGAATCAGCTATCCTTCTGGCCTCTTCGAAAGATGTTGCGAAATCACAAAAATAATTATGCCGGAATAAATACCATAACGTGGCTGCCTGCTGAGTATGGGCTTGTCGTCGTTTTTTGGCTACGCTTCCATCCTGATTGAATAATTTACCTAAGCCGTCTTTTAATTCTATGAGGCATGCATGATAAGGGGGTACCGGTACCAATATGGTCACATCTGGATACCCAGGAGATTTTTGAACTGCGGTTTGTCGTTTGGTATAGCCCCCCAGATCCGACCGAAATACCGCCCGGGGGTATTGAGCTATCAAATATTCCGCAAAGTTCTCATGTAAAGTTTGTTCGGTCAATTAATGCCCCAATCGCCTCTTTAGTCATCTTCCACAAATCCGGCTTAGGATGTTCTAGCGGTTTGCCAGTGGCAATAGGAATCATCTCACTCCCATCACTCGCTACGGCCCCCTGTACCCAAGTTGCGTTACCTTCCCAATATCTGTTGCACTCATCGCAACGAACATTGTACATATTCCCAGGTCGGTTGTTTTCGTGCCCGCAGGATTTACAAATCCAGACCATTCAAATAATCCTCAATCTGTTTTCTGGTAATTTCAGCATGAGTCTTAGCAATCTGGTAACTAATTCCCTTGGCTTCGCTAATTATAACAGGCATAGGTACATTTATTAAGCACATCGCTCTAATGGTTTCGTAAAAAACGGGTAAATAACCCCAATCAACCATTTTATCTTCCGCAACTTCTTGTTGCATTTTTTGCAGATCTCCAACAGGATCGAATGGCCCATCCCAATTATAGCTCATTTGTTCTTTCCATAACAAGGATTATAACAGAAACCTTTACACGTGTCAACCTTAACACTCTTAATCTTCTTCGTCGTCATCCCCGCCGTTATCATCATTATCGCTATCATCCTGGCCGTCGCCACCTATCTCTCCCCCTGGTTCTGGGAAAGCGATTCCCTCTTGCCACGGAATATCAAGAATATCCAGCAATTCAGTAAACGCAACTCTGGTATTGAGTACCCCGGTCTTGTCATTTTGCAGTAGGGTGATGACAATGTTATACATTTTTTCCATCAAAGCTTCCGGAAATGCCGATACCTTGATCTTACAGGGCGGGGCATTGGCCCCAAAATTGTCTTCAACCAACTGAGGTACCAACCACGTGTTACAGGCATCGATAAAACGATCCAATTCACCTTTCGCGAATTCGAGCATCATTTCCGCGTGAATTTCCGCCTGATTGTAGGATCCCACGGCGGCCATGTTCTGAGTGACGGTGCGCTCAGGCACAATTAGCCCTCTTAGGATCATAACGTGCAACTCTTCAATTGCGCGAGTGAAAATCTCTTGGCCCCGATTGCCAAACTCCATTTCCCGGAAGCCCCATTTTTGGTTACCGCGTTCATCAACCTCATATGGGAAAACAACGATCAAATTTTCGAGAGCAGATTTCAGGATTTCGCCAGCATAAGTAACCTGATCAACCTCTTCGCCATCCGTGTTTTCGGTCACCCCAACCGGGGCATGGCCCACGATGGGAGGGATAGTACGGAAACGTAGATAGTCGACCCGAAGAGCCTCTAACAACTCGGAGTAATACCAGTATGCGTAAATATCATCTGTTTCCGGCTCTCCCCATAATCCGGAATATAAATATTTATTGACCAGCATAAACGCTTTCCACGGCTCGACAAGTCGATCTTGTTTATCCCCTGGACGCTTAAACTGTTCAAATCCGGCAAAATCATCCTCTTCGTCAATGTGCATTTTTTCGACTGTTTTCGGATGAACAAACTTGATCTTCTTGTAAACCGAAGCATCGCCATTGTAAGCGGTTTTTTCAATCCCCTCTTCATCAGTATAATTCACCTTTACCGGCTTGGTTTCCCATACCTTTTCGTGGGGTGCCACGCCATAGATATAGCTTGGCACAATTGATGTGTTGCCTACCTTATGGAGCCATTCTTTGACAAAAACCGCTTTAACGAATTCGGCAATGTTACGATCCTCACACTCAACCCGGGCTTGCTTGAGCGCGGCCAACACCGGAGCCGCCCTGACAATCAATCCCAGTTTTACGATGGGATGATGTCTCATTAGCTCCATATCATCAAAGCTAATGCGCCCCTTACGCATCTCACCCATTCGCATCACGGCGGCCTGAAAATTGCTACCCTGAATCCGATAGGTGATCTGCTTACCAACCGGCTTAGGACCGGGGCGCGCAAGCGATATCGCCCTTTGCAAGAAATTTAGTTTGGGCTTCTTTCTATACCTCTTAGGCATCGTCATTTCTGCCATATGGCCCGACACGTCTAATCTTCTTAGCTCTTTGTTTGTGATCATTTTTCGATAGCCTCTTCATAATAGATAGATGCGCCAAAGGAGCACCCATCACCCTATTTCTAATATGTGTAACGGTAGATCTTGGTAGCATTTTATTACTAATCCCAATCATGGCGGCATGTTCCCTTTGCTGTCGATCCAAAAATACCATATCCTCAAGAGGCGGCAATACTCCCAACCGCTCTAGCTCAGGACGAATCCGCTCATAAGAGAACCATAAGGCCATGGTTAAGTCTGAGGTATCATGCTTACCCCAAAAATGCAACTCTTCTACCAATATATCTGTTAGCTTTTCCGAATCTCTGTTACCCCGCGGCACCCTAAACCGGCCTTGCTCAAAATGAACATCCATTGCCGGTACCCCAATATCCGGTTTAGATCTTACGCCCCCGGTAGTTAGCCATGGTACCGCAGGGATAAACTTGGACTCTTCCCCTAACCCTTCCAGAAGTGCTTTTTGATATGAGTTGGTTTCTACTACCACAAAATTCGGATTCCAAAACTGACTTTTCTGGAGCACTATTCGTTTCTGATTAGGAAAACTGAATTTCCCTCTGACTATATCAGCGATAATCAATCGCCCCTTCATATCCAATCCCAGAACAACTAATCCAAAATATTTGCTTTCAGCCGTTTCCCCTATGGCTGGATCAACCCCTATAGTTATATATCGCAACCAACGACGCTTGTCGATTTTCGGTCCCATCCCCAGAACTAAACTTGGATCAAAACACCCTGGATAATATAGACCTGTTTTTTCATCTACTCCACCTTTGAACCAAAGCATGGGGAATACCGAATCTTCATCAGAAATAATCATATTTCGATAGTTTCTATTGAATTTGGTTTTACCCATCTTGGCCCGTTGGCGCATCAGGCCATTCCATGACCAGCGTTCCGGCCACAAAACTTCCTGAGAAACCTCATTAATTATCGCATCACCAATAAAGACCTTGTACAATCCTTCTTCTTTGGATAATTCAATGATCTTGGCATAAAAATCACCCGACCGGTATCGGGTGCCAGTGATAATTTCTTGCCCATCGGCTAACAGAATCGGTTGCACGTCATTAACATACCAACTTTCCAAACGTTCTGATTCTGCTACCGAAGAGGCTATCTTGTCATTAAGCAAGTCATCCACTACCAACCGCGACACACGGCGAGAGAGGACGTTGGTCAACGATCCAGCTACAGCCACAGTAGGATCTTTGATGGAAAAATTTGTGCGATTGACCGTAATCGAATATTGACTCCAATCCTGGTCGACCAATCTTTCTTCTGCGGGCAGATCCATTGGATTAAAAGTGCCAAACCCCGCCAAAATGCGGGGGTTGACGGTCAATTGTGATTTGATCTGGGAAAGAATTAGCTTGGCTACATCGGTAGTGGCAAAAACGATAAAATAAGTCACATTGCGATCACAACATATTTCCCACACCGGCTTAATGATACTATGCAACGTTGTTTTGGCATGATCACGGGGGCTTAAATTAAGATAAGCCGATTCCCTCACCATCCACCAATACCAATCATCATGAAATGGGGGGCGATCTAAATCGGGTTTTATAAATTCGTCAACAAAATAGGTGATAGATTCAAAATGAAACTTGGCCCGTTCATCAGACCAAGCCGGGTATTCAAGTCCAGCGTCATAAAGGGCTTTTACCGCTTCAGCCTTTTCTTGATACCATTTCTCTTCATCGACGGTTAAAATTTTCTCGTCAATGGGAAGTAATTGGACATCCTCAACCAATGTGGTCATTTGATTGTTTTAAGCCCCTGGCCGCCAACCTTGACAAAGATTATGCGGGGATACAAAGCTTGTTTTGTCGCGGCCGTAATGGAGCCGTAATCACCGTTATCCCAACACCGGTCCTCAATCGCATAGCCCTTGACCAATACGCCAACCTCTTGATCAGCTTCGGTTGCATCTACATCATGCAAAATAACCCCCAAAGGACCAAAATTATATGCCGTATAGTTAGGAACAACTTTTTGAGTAGTCGGATCCAGGGCGACTATTGACCCCAAAGGCTGGACTTTCCTGGTTTGCCAGTAGTCGCCGGTAAGTTCATAAGTGTGGACATATGTCCTATCCAGGGTATAAGTAGAAACCACCTTGCCGCGATGAGTGGCAAGTACCTTACTGGGGCGATCCTTTTTCGCTGTCAGAGTCCATTTTTTCACCATCTACAATCATTCCCCCGGCCCTTAGCTCATCGATCATCACGGAAGCTTCTCGAAATTTTGCCATAACACTTGGAACGTCTTCAGGCGGAACATTTTTTAACACATCCTCCATTGACGGCAAAATCCTATCGCTTTCTTGCAAATCGGCATTCACCCGAAATTGCTGCAAGGCTTTGGGGAATCCCGCTCTGTCTAAAATGGCTTCCGCGGCCCGAACGCGAGCCGTAGCCGTTTTGCTGTCTTCTTTTTCATCTTGCATCACTTCATCCAGGGTAGTCATAGCCTGAGTCGACAACAACATTAACCGGATCCTGGCCGTAGCCATATATTCCGCCAATGCTGCCTTAACCGCATTTGCCCCAACCTCTGACCGCATCAACTCTTCTACTTCACTGGCCTGAGATTCCATCAACCCGGCCACAAAACCAAATTGATGATCGACAAGTAGATTGAGCGCGCTAGGGTCTACTTCATCTATACTACCCGGGAGTCGTTTACCATTAAGCCTGTTATCCATATAGCTATAGTATCATACTTATGTAGCTAAATCAAGCCTGATATTATAGTGTAATAAAAAAAGCCCCCAAATGGGGGCTTGCGGCAAGATGACTATTGACTATCCCAAATTGCTTATGTAAAAAACTCTATCAAAGCATAGCCCAAAGACCAAAAAAACCCAATCCCGAAAACACAACCCACGGGAGTCAGAGACTCCATACCAATTTGGGCAATAAGCATCAGGATAAAAAAGATAACCGCAAATTGTACTCCAGACATAGCCCTCTCCCGTTTTAGTTTGGCATCATTCTCTTTCAATCTACGCCTCAACTCATCGTCATTCATCGCCTAACTCTCCCGGATCGTCTAGTGACATTCGGCTTCTGTTCATCCCCAGATACGATGTCACGGTTATTTTATTCCAAGACCCGATACACCCAAGCCCTATATTCAATACTCTTTTTCTCCGAAGAGGGTCATCGGATACTGGATCTGGCCTATGCTCAAGAGCAAGGTCAAAACTGAAAATCAATACTTGCTGATGGTGCAGGATGCTTGTAATCGACAATATAATCGAAGCAAATTTCACCGGATCCGCAATGTCCTCTATATTTAGCGATACTCCATCCGTTATCGGTACATCCCTGGACACCCATTCAATGGGAATGTCAAATCGAAATTGATGTAGCTCGTTTAATATCCCCTCATAGCCATCTTCTACCATTTTCCAAATTTCGTGATGTTCTGGCTCAGTCATTTTGGTTACTCCCCACAACATGCATTGGAGTCATGCAAAAAATAAACCCAACATCTTCTCCCGGCCTCATAGCAATAATGCTATCGGCGTCTTTCGCTTCGACAAGGACCTCATCACCCGGGATAACGGCTACCCCCTGAATAAAATAGTTGATATTTGCTCCAAAGAAAATTGGATCGCCCTTAAGGGAACATTGCACGTCGCCGGAATAGTCGCCCAATTCCGCAGATCGCGTTTGAATTAATAGCGTATCTTCCCCGACCTTTACCTCAACCATACTGGTTTCAGAGCAAAACAATCTAGCCGTATTCAGCTTGCGGAGCAATTCTACCTTATCAACCCTAATCGATGTGAGACTCGATTCCGGGATAAAAACAGTTAAATCGGGGTACTTTGCTTCCAGGGTTGAACTACGCAACCAAACAACCTGATCGAAAACAAAAATGACATCTTTGCCGACAAACCTGATCCCAACATTTTTGCTTTTTGAGGCAAGTTGAGTAATTCGACTAATGCTTTGAACAGGGATTACTGCTTCACACGACGACATACCCGGAGCCGCCATAGTCTGAATTGAAGCCTTAAACCCATTAGCCCCCTGCAAAAACAATTTCCCCTCAGTCTCATCATTCAATCGCATATTGACTGAAGCAAGCCACTCTCGTCCAGAATCGTCGCCACTCGATACAACGACCCGAGCAATCGCTTCGGCTAATTGTTCTCCCTCAAAAGTGATGTCATAGTCACTATCTCCATATGTCACATCCGGAAATAACCCAGGATCTAGCCCCTTGATAGACCCATTCTGTTCCCCGCTTTCCCATTTCATGGTAAGATTAGATGGATTGAGATTCATTTCAATCGCCCCATTAAGCCCACCTATCAGACCACTAAGTAGCTTATAGGGTAAAACTATCGCCCCATCCTCACCCTGGCATTTTAGCAGCGTAGTAATGTCTTTTTCCAGATCACTTGCCGAAAGTCTCAATACATTTTCGGAAACTTCCAGCAATACCCCGGACAAAACAGGAATAGTAGTGGCACCGGCCACGGCTGCCCCAACTACGTCAAGCCCCGCTTTCAAGTCGCCAGTATTGATAATTAATTTCATTTTGGAATTCTCCTTTTCTTTTCCATAGATTTAATCATTTGTTTAACCTGATTAACCATATACTGCGGCCGCGAAAAGCAATCCGCGGCCGGAAAGAACACCACTACCCAACCGGCCTTAATCAAGATCTCCCTGGCCCTCTCCCAGTCATCTACAATCTTATACCAATTTTCGGCAATCTCTTCTGACATATCGCCGCCGTGGTATTTTTTTCCCTGAATCTCAATGATTAGGCCAAGGGGCATCTTGTCAGCCCAAACAGAGAAGTCCGCAATATAAGGGCGGATCTTACGTTGGGGAATCAATCCGGGAATTTGATATTTAGCTACATCCCAGAATCTTCGCTCAGATTCCCATTTAACTAATTCGTCATATGGGTTTTCGCCAGACATAAAACGAAAGAAAGTTTTAATTGTTGATAACAAGTTTCCCCCATTACAAGCCCTAATAATCGATATGAGCAAATCGCCCATATTGAGTATCCTCTTCGGGCGGATCCGATTCTACTTGCTCATCGTTTAACCTTGATAACTCCCTGATGATCAAACTACCAGCCTTTAGCAATTGGACTCCCTCTGTGTGCGCTTCTTCATTCTTCCATCTGGCCCAACCCCTATCCAAAAAAATCTTTCGCAGTTTCATGAAATTCTTTTGGCCGTAGCCAGAAGCAAGTGCGCCCTGCTCAGAAAAGGTGATTTCACCCATGACAACATATCGACTAAATTCCCTAAGCGAATCCAGGTCACCCGGCAAGTCGGCCAATTGCCTGCTAACCCCTGGCCCCGGTTGCGGAATGGTTACATTAACGGTTGGTTGAGGGGGCGGCCCCACGTACCCATCTTGATTGATATCACGCTTGGTAACCTCTTCTACCTTTTGAATAACATCCCTGTAGAACTCCCCGTTACCAATATACCGAAAAAAGGCCGCCACAAATCCGACCACAAACCCAAAAGAAACTTTTTCAAGAACATAGATTTTGTAACTTGGCGTAAAAATATCGAATAACCATGCCACGACAACTCCCCCAATAAAGAAAAATCCGCCATAAACAATCGCTTCAACCAGGGGAAGTCCAACCTGATTCGCTACTGTAGGTTCCAAATCCAGGGAACTTCTATACGCGCTAAAATTAGTCGGCAACTGTCGTATATTCTCGTTAACCTCTTCGGTAGTCGGCCCGGTCGATGACATTCCATAAGTAGGCGTTCTGGCCGTCATTGGTGGCGCGGCCGCCGCATCGGAAAAAATGTTTTTCTTGGTCATCTGCATGATTCCCATTTTAGGCTTGGACGGCGAACCTTTTTGCCGAAAAAACCCACTCCGGGGCTTTCTAACCTCAATCCCCAAAATAATTATTCGGTTACAATGTGGGCAAACCACCCTTGCATCTTTAGCCATCTGTCAACGCGTAATGTTCTGCTATCTAATTTCACAATTTTATCGGGGCACCTGGAAATACGTGGAAAATATGCTTGATCGCAAATTTCTCATCAACGCCCGCCGCTTAATACGCTGCTTAAGAGTTTCGTAATTCCGGTTATACCACGCCCAAGCTTGAGTGCGCTCTTGTCTGTCAAACTCGGCATGTTCAAGAGCGCGCTTAAAGGCGACTCGCCGCCCGTAATCCCGGTCATCAATCGGATCATCGGGATTTTTAACAGTCACCCCATAACCAATCGCTCCTTCGGGATCCGTAAATATCTGGCATTCGGTTTGGGGTGTTGATTCGAGATCACCATTTCTATTTTCTCTCCCCTGGTAAACAAATTCCCGATAAAACTTAACCTCATACTCTTTACCATTGATCAACATAGTCATTCTCCTTTGTGAGATACTACAGGCACCAAACAATAAAGTTCTCCATCGACCCACTTAGCATGATATGCTTCATTCATCCTCTGGCATTGCTCTTCCGCCGACTGAAGTTGCGGCCAATGCTGAAAGGAATAATTGAACTGGATAAAAACACCAATCAGGGCCAAAAGCACGATAAACGCCCAAAAACCAACCGACATCCACTTAAATGTTTGATCATAGGTCATGGTATTATCTCTCCAGGTACCGGCGTTACATCGACCGGAGTAAAGCAAAAATACTGATCTTGAGTCTCCTTGACATATGGGTAGCCATGCTGGAAACACCACAATTCAGCCGCTTCCATTTTTTCATCATTGCTCTTCGCGGCTAAAATTTCGAAGAAGACCGCAAGCACGATAAAAATCAGAGATATCACAAAAAAATTTAGCCCAAATTTCATCTTATTCTCCCAATATCACTTCCATATTTTCCCTGGTTGCCTTAGAAACCGGAGCGAGTCTAGCCGGTTCGCGGCTAAACAAATCAGCTAACCGCCGCTCGCTTCGATGCTCAATGGGGAATAATCCCCGGATCACCATAACTGCGGTCAACGCATCGCTTATCTTTTGCCCTATCGCCAAAACAGGCTTGGCGTTGGCTCCGTAATTCTTGCTAAACCGAAGGCTTTCCGCGCTTGTTTTGTAGCCGTGCAAAACTCTTTGCAACTTGGCGGCATGTTCCACATACTGCCTAGACCACTCAACCGCTTGCCCAAGCAATTCAGCCATATTTTCCGCTATTTGAATGCGATATGTGTTTGTCCACAAGTGAGGACTATCCAAATAGCCCGCCGCGATGGGATCCCTTGGCTTTAACTGACCGCGAATCTTTGCCAATTCGAGAGCATCAATTGGATCTGCGGAAATTATTTCAAGTGCCCGCTCATACAGGTCATACAATGCCCGCAACCCGGCCGCGAAGCTAAGTAAAGCGTAAATGCCATCCAACAATACCGCCGATTCCCGCTCGATATCTCTTAAATTAGCATCTACCCGCTTTAACTCCCGATCAATGCTTTTCGTGGCTCTCTCTACTTTCTTTGCGTTAGGCTCCATTCCTGGCGGTAGATCTGGCTTCTCGAATAATCCATCAATCCATTTGGCAATCCACTTTGCTCCGGCGATCAGCCCCGCCGCTATTAGCCCCATCGCAATCAACCCCACCACTACTAACCCAACAACTTTTAACAGATTCGCCAATTGGCTATCTGGCATGCTTATCTCACGTGATGGCATCGGAGTAGGCACTACCGTAGCCGTGGGTGCCTCTGAGAAAGAAAAATCGCCCTCTGGTACCGCGCACCCGGTTGTAAAGAAAAGCAAGGCCAGCGAAACAAAAAACAAGATCGAACTAATTATTACACTATAATAATTTGTTTTCATCACCAATCGCCCCTATTCATCTCCGCCAAAAAGCAACGACTCGGCCCGACTCATCCAAACTTTTTCCGATGTATGCCATTGGTCATCCATGATTTTAATTGTTTTCAATAATTGATAAGCCTCTTCAATATAGTCCATCAGGGTTTCGATCACCTTTTCCTGCTGTTCGGCAACTTCGGTAAGACTCATTTCATCTGCGGAGCGGTTAGCAGTTCGCCGGGTAAACTCCGCCTGCTTTTCCATAAGCAAATCACCAAAAACCTTGGCGATTGCCAAGAAAGCAGCCTCTTCCAGATTATTCATGGGATGTTGGGATTGCTGCCAAACAACCTTTTTGGCCGGGGAAGTTAAGTCAAGCGCGCCCCTGGTATGGGGATTATCTTCGTGACCCCGGTTGTACATCTCAAGAGCAAAATCAACAATTTCATAAAAAAGCGGAGTTTGGGTATCGAAGGTTCGCCACTTTTCGGTAACCAACTTTTCTACTTCTTTCGTGGTTATCATCTCAAATTCTCCTTAATTATCGGGCACCCTTCCATCCTCACCCATCCTCATATTTCAAATAACCCAGTACAATATTCTCTAATTCCGCAAGCCTGTTTGATTGTTGGTACAGCCCAACTTTAATCGACGCTTTCTTCAAATCTATTATCCGACAATGCACGTCTTCAAGATTTTCCCTAAGCCGCCTGTTTTCATTAAGCAAATCCGGCAAATAGCCTAAAGTTAAGGCATAATGCCGGATAGCGTTTCTCACCATTTCAGACTGGGAAGCGTCCTCTTGTTCACACATATATAAAAACAACTGCTCTTCCCAATCGTTTACCCTGGCTCTCCCCTTTTCCATTGGAGTTGGAACAAACTTCTTTTTGTCCATGGTTCTCCCTTCGGCAAAAACCGAACACACGTTCTCATTATATCATAACCCTAACGAGTGTCAAGTTTGGTTTTCGAAATAACCATCAATCAGTTCCTTGATCTGGAGCAGCACCTTTTCACAATCATCCGATGGTTCGGGGAGTGGCGGCAATGGGGGATCAGGCTCTTCACCCGCTTCTGCCAGCATCCACACCACATAAAAGCTATGGTGGCCCACGGTATTCCCCCCAGATTCATCGGCATGGCGAGTATGGACATTGCCAATAGTATCACTACATTCATTGTCGTCTGTAACCCAAGCCGAAACAGTTTGATTAATCCAGACAGACAAATTGCCCCCCGGCTCATTTTGAGGTTTGTCCAATCTTACAGGCGGAGCCGCCTCATCTGGCCGCCGCCCTTCCCAGGTCCAATCAACCTCAAAGAATGGCTCAACTCGACCCCCGGCCGCGTCCAATACATCCATAAACAGGTTATGTTTGCCAACATTCTCTTCGGGTGTTAGATGGTGAAGCCCAATGATCTTCCAATAGAACTCGCCCTCTTCCGGACGACATGGCTCAATCGCTACTCCATACTCAATCGCGTCATTTATGGGGGGATTCCCCTCCTTATGATTTTCTACAAACTGTTGTTGATACTGATAGTGATCAAACATTATTATCATCCTTTTCATACTCTTGTTTCAACATCGCCAATTCTTTCAAGGCATCCCGACATAATTCAGCTATGTAGCCATGATTTACCTCTGCCAGTATCGCGTCGAAGTATCTGGCATTGGCTTTTAACGCCTTGATGTAGGTATTTTTGCGCTTCAACAATTTTTCCAGTTTATCAAAATGCTTAGAAATCTCAGAAACTTTATACTCCAAAGTATCAAAATCGTAGCTCATTCTATCCCCTCTTCCATCTTATTTTGTTTGGTACTGTGATTGTCGCAATAATGGCACCATCCCATCTCGCTAAATTCCTCACCACATTTCAAGCAATACCGATTTACCAGAATTTTCCGTTGTTCCTTGGCTAAATTCACGAAATGCCCCCAAAAATCATCTGTCCCATTACGCAAAATCGCCTCTAAAGTATATGCCCGTTGGAAGCTGGCTATTTTACTACCAAAACACCAACCAACCCCTACAACTATCACCCCATCGATACCCATCTTGAAATCAACATCGTCAGCCTTAGTTTCGGCCATAACCCAACGCATCTGATCGATAATTCTCAGATCAGTCATCACCAATCACCCCCATCACAATCGGCAATAAGGGAATCAACTATGTATTCAGGATCCATGCCGCCCTCTTGGGTAATAGCCCTTTGCCCCTTTTCATCCTTCCGCATCACATGCAAGTTGCCAGTAGCAAATAGCCATAATTGCGAAGGCATTCGATTCAATACTTGCTCAAGATCCCTGATAAAAGCCCTCTCCGTATCTCCCCGTTCCCTTCCTTCCCAATAAGTACCATCAAGCAGCTTGTGGTAAATCTCCCGGGCTTCCTTGTCATCCACGCCACGCCCAAGTACAAATGAAGGACGATTTTTTAATGTTTCTGTTCTAGTTCTAACCTCACCATACCGCCAAGCCCGATCTTCTTCCTGCCCATTGGGATGTATTAGCCAATACCAGCCCCGGTTATACCGCAACCGGGCTATCTTGCCGTTAGCGCGCCAGTATTCGGCCTCATATTTATAAATAGCCTGCCTTACAGAATCATCCACCTTCAGACTCCTCAATCAGCATTAACTTTTCAAAACAATCATTGCACAGATCTTCCCAGTCACCCTCAAATCCCCACAATGAGGGAAAAGCTTCCCTACTGTCATCCCCACACCGATCACAAACGCGGGGAGTAATTAGCGTGAAAGAACTTCCCCCGGTCCTTTCAACAAACTCTTTAAGAAATTCCACTAGCTGCGGATCTGGTTGTTTCCTCATTTCTCTTCCCCTAAAGCCGAATCTCTATAACCAAAGTGGGCAACGGGCAAATATATATCTTTCGCATTTTCGTATCAATATATGCCCCTACCCACAAATCATACCAATCAATTCTCCCTGTAATTTCTCGGGGGGCGGTTTCCCAAGCCGCCCCCCTGCTCCCTATCCGCAGGCGTACTCAACACCCGCTTAAACACTATACCATAAACCTTTACAAGCGTCAACCCTAACCCAAACATATATACACAAACACCCACATTAAACCACTGCTGCTTACTGCTGCTGACCCCACGCCCCTACTTCGTTTCACCCCCACGACCCAGGGCAGGGGGCTTTGCTTTTCCTTGTGACCCCCAGGGAGATCGGACGGCTCCGCATGCGCGTGGCGCGGAAACGAGAGCGGGGGTTGAGCCTGTACGCAAAGTACCGCCCGATTTTTTCGATCCCCCCCCTTTTTTTTTCGACTACTCTTTTTATTCTCACTTATACATTTATACACTACTCGATTATAACCTGACTATATACTGACTATGTTGCACTACACTACACTACACTTAATCTATCTTCATTCTATTTCTATTCTATCCACTACACTGCCTCACACTGTTAATCATATGGATCCATAGCATAGGTACCCTACAATGGAGCATACTAATTAATCCGCTTTTCTTCTGGCCTACAGTCTACCGAATTATACGCTTTATCTTACCTGCTTCATTGTAGGCCAGATTATAACAAACAGATGTAATCATACCTATCTATCATACAATCCGCTTAGATTACATCCTAGCGCGTCCTAAGTACCGATTAATACCAGTCTGTTATCATCATTGCAATGTGATGCAATCCGCCGGATTATGTTGGCAGATTATGCCACGTGTTATCTTACACTTAATCTATCTTCATTCTATTTCTGCTGCTTTTCTTCTCGCTTTTCTGTGTTCCTTCATTATATGCCACACAATAGCTTATACGGGCTGACATATGCCATAGGACATATGGTCCCTATCTGCCATATAATCCGCTTATATCGCATTGTAGTGCGTCCTATGGGTAATTGTACGGCACCCTACATAGGGATGTCTTATTTATACTGACATTCTACTGGCAACGATCCCATATATTGGTAATTTAGCCTAGACTAAAAATTTTACTTCGCTAAAAATACATTATGCGTAGTAAAACAAGCTTAATATTTCACAATTTATTGTGAATTCGGCTAAATTTGTACCGATTTTTTGGATTTTATCCCAGTATTGACTATTTTTTAGTCGTATTTTGGGCGGAATTTTGGTAATTTGGGTGGCTTTTGGGTTAATTTGGGCCAATTTACGGTACAATTTTAGGTCAATCTTAACACTCGAAATAGTCAAATCGCAATTTTGGACTTGCATAATTGTACGGAATACTTTCCAAAATAGCCTATTTTGGCCTATTTTTAGCGAGATTTTATCTAATTCGTACAAAGGTATTGACTACATCTTGACTATATGATACTCTATACACGTAACACCGTAACATCGAATTGAATATGAGTTTGCAAGTAGGGCAAACTGACAAAGCGGGGCTGACCGGCCGGGTGAAATCCAAACAGCAATAGCTGCCCTTAATTCGCAGAAAACTCCAGGCAATTGTGCTTCCGCCTTTGTAACAATCTTCTGGATTTTACGCTGATTTTTTGTAACGTGTGATGACAATCGGCAATGCATTAACGGTCGGGTGACTTGTCCCCAAATCTCATAGGTAACCTTGCTCACACGAACGCGGCAATCGGTACCGCCAAAATTTTAGTCGAATTTTTGGGAATTGTTAGTAATCCTAGACGGAAGGTTTTTCACGGCTGGTGAAACAGCCACGATTGAAAACAATCGTTTGACCCCTGGGGAATAAAATACTAAACACAACAGACACAATTTTTGTGCTCTGTTGCGCGCGATATTAATGGGCTGATTAAACATCAAAAATATATACCTTAATCGGATTAATATATAAGCTTGCCTAAACCCAAGCAAGTAATCGCGCGCAATAGAGCATAAAAAATAAAACGCAATTATTAACCATAGGAGAAACTAAAATGTTAAGCTTAATCAAATTTGGCATTTCTGCTGCCCTATTGGGTATTTTGGTTATTGGAATTAACTGGGCTGATTCTTATGCTGCTATTGTTTTCTCGCTTTTAGGGATGTAGTAAAGAAGCACAAGTAATTAATTTTTCATAGGGTAGACAATGGATCCATTGTCTATCTTATTGAGCGATTAATGTTAAAAAGTTATTAGCTATAGGAGATTATAAAATGAACCAAGAAACCCTACAAGCTTTTTTAGAATTGTATACTGTTATAATTTATCACCCATTTGGTTATTGCGTGGGCAAACTTAAGGTACTAGAAAACGAAAATTTGTATATCAATTCTGATACGTTTGGATTCGAATTCAGTCAAAACAGTATTTTAAGTTGGGATTATAACACGAATTCGATTAATGTTGGGGTCACAGATATTACCCGACGCTAATTAATTTTTCATAGGGTAGACAATGGATCCATTGTCTATCTTATTGAGCGATTAATTAAGCAAAAGGAATTAAACCATGATTAAGATATATGCTGAGAATAACGAAATCTTTGGTCCAATCGCTTATGATATTAAGGGATTACAAAAAGGTGCGGAAACGTTGCTTAAAAAGGTTAATAACGCGTTGGTATTCGATTATGACAACGATTTGTTAACTATTGACCATAGTTTGTTATCAATTCCAAACAGCTTAAGGAAAAGAATTAATCTGGTGCAAAGCATAGGAGTATAAAAAGTGGATATCAATTATACAGAATTATTAGGTACTATCGGGCTTCTTGTTTCTCTATATTGCCTCTGGAAACAAACCAAATGGGCAATTTTTGGGTGGCATGGTAATTAATCTTTCATAGGGTAGACAATGGATCCATTGTCTATCTTATTGAGCGATTAATGTTAAAAAGTTATTAGCTATAGGAGAATCTAAAATGAGTTTTAAGCAATTACCCCAAAGTGATGTTTGCTCGAGTTTATCCACTGCCACTATGAAAACTGAAGACTTATTACCATCCTTTTTGGACGCGCTGACCGCGGCCGCGGAATTGGGTTATATCGATGGAGAAGACGCGGAACGAGTCGCTAAGATGCAAACAGAACATAATTATCTGGTGGTGCAGACTCGTCCATTTGCTCAAAATTGGTTGACCCAAGTATTCGGCACCAAATTGTATCGCGATATGTCGCCGGAAGAGCATGGGGATTTTTGGTACTACCATGATGTTTCTGAAGAGGATTCTACGTGGCTACTAGATGAGTGCTTCGATATGCTAAATGAAATTGCCCCAGAAGATTGTTACTTCGGGAGTCATCCTGGAGATGGGGCAGACTATGGATTTTGGCCGTTTGAGGATTCTGATCTTTGGGAATAAAAAATTAATCTTTCATAGGGTAGACAATGGATCCATTGTCTATCTTATTGAGCGATTAATTAAAAGCAGATTAGCTATAGGAGAAAATAAAATGCAAGTAATTATTGAACCGGTTTTTTGTGGATATACTGTTAAACCCACGTCCAAAAAGATGCAAAAAGAAATAGAGAATCACCTTGCAAAATATCAGGACATAGGAGCGATGGTACGACATGAACACTATATTGAAGACTACAACCTCGAAAACAATGTTTATGTTTTGCGATTGACTCGCCGCGATATTCGCGATTTGGAGCATGGCTGGCATGTCGTTAAAAACAAGATTGACCCATGGGAATATTATCGTGGCATAGTAGGCTATTGCTCTGATTAATCTTTCATAGGGTAGACAATGGATCCATTGTCTATCTTATTGAGCGATTAATGTTAAAAAGTTATTAGCTATAGGAGAATCTAAAATGAGTGAGTTAAAAATCACTAGCAATTACCATGAGCGTGAAGTGGTCTGCGGTTTCGAGTTGACTGAAGAAGAAAAGGAAAAATTTGACTGGGCGACTCCCGAAGAAATAGAGGAGATGTCATTCTTTAGGTACAAAGGTAATATCTATTCTTTGGGAGAGTTTACGAGATTCCCTAGCGGCATGTTTCCCGACTACTGGCATGGTTATGCGTCAGATTCCTTCTTTTCTGGAATTCTGGTGCATTTTACAGATGACAATGATTTCGTTGTAGTTGGATGGTATTACGGTTGACATTTTATAGATTACTCAAGAAACCATAAAATCTTGAGTAATTTATTAAGATTTTAACCCATTAGACTATAGGAGAATACCATGCAAACTGTTACTATCAATCCGGAAAACTGGGCTGATGACACCATGAGTGTTGTCTTATCTGGTAAGGATTCGTTCACTATAAACAATGAAGACTATATTATTTACGGTGATGTTTGCGCAACTATTGACGGAATCAAGGTTTGCTCTGTTTTCTATGACAATGGATATTATACCGCTTTTAGGAATTGGGATACAAGAGAAGACACAGATAAAAGAATCGCATGCGCTAAGATCTTGGCTTTATATGGAGCATAAAATGAACCAAAATATTATTATTATTAACGAATTAAAAAAGCATGCGGGTGAAAATGTTACCTTGCATAGAACAAGTAGAATCGATTATGGGATTCTTGCAGAATTAGACAATGGTTTGTTTTCTGTGGGCAATGAATCACCCCATGTTTTCTTAGCTCAAAATATATCGAATATGATTATTTTGGGCAAAGAACTTAACATTGTAGTCACTTATTAAGGATTGATTCCTTATAGTCTTCACAAGATATAATCCTGCCTTGTGAAGATTGTTAAGCAATTAATCTATTCAAATTGTTAGCTATAGGAGAAAAATAAAATGGAATTGAAAAATAAGAAGTATCAGAGTATTAAAAACAAAAATATTTTTCATGATACTCTCGAATTATTGGAAACAGATTCCGGAGCGAATGCTGATTATCAGCGCGGCGTGGTGGTCGCGGTAGTTGGCATGCTAATGGCTAGCGGATTCAGCCTCGATGCGGCTATTGTGGCAGTGGTGCAAGGATTGAAAAATAAGCACCGTCAAAACGTGAGGTTTAATCTTGAAGTGGTGCCAGAAACATGGCGCGAGAAGTTTACGCTGGCATGGGAAACCGTTAAGCGCGATTAATCTTTCATAGGGTAGACAATGGATCCATTGTCTATCTTATTGAGCGATTAATTAAAAGCAGGTTAGTTATAGGAGAAAATAAAATGGCTTTTTATCATAAGGGATTATTATACCCATGTCCCATGTGGGCTGATGTAATAAGATCGATGGAGTTTGGGTTTAATAATTCGCCGCCAAACAGAATCGCGGCAATTAGACAAACCATGGAATATTCTCCGTGGAGATTCCGTTTTAATTATACCTATCTTTGGGATAGAGAAGACAATAGCATTATTGTATCGAGTTTCCTGGATTGATTCCTTATAGTCTTCACAAGATATAATCCTGCCTTGTGAAGATTGTTAAGCAATTAATCTATTCAAATTGTTAGCTATAGGAGAATCT